GCTATGTTTATCTTTTCTTTCATAACCATAAACTTGCTTTATAAAGATTAAACCATACCTTATTACTCTGTTTACTCTTGTAAACATTACCTTCAAGGTCGAAATAAACACGTTTCTTTTGATTGAACTTCTTCATCATTGGCTGATTATCCTTGTATGTCGTTACATCATACTCAATCAATGAAGAACCACGTTCATTCTTTGTTGGAGGATAACCTGATTCAGGTATGAAACGTACCTCAAATTCTTTATTCCCAATTTCAAAATTTGCTGTAGCCATATTACTTCACTCTTTTGAATTGAACATTCTTTCTGTCTTTGCGCTCTAGTCTATCGCACTTAATTCGTTTACAAATGTTGTCATACATATTGCATGTTAGCTCATCAAAGAAACAACCATCGCAATTCTCCGCTTCAACCACCTTCAAGACGATTTCTGCCCCTATAGGTAAATCTTCCATAGTTACACCTCCTCGTTGTATTTATAAACAAGCCCGACAACCAAATTGATAAGTTCGTGGTTTGTCATAACTCTAGTGTCTGTATTACCAAGTCTCAGTTCATCAATGATACGTTCTGCAACCTTCTTGATGTGTCCCATCTTAGACAGAGGAAAACGCTCAATGTCGGCAGCCTTGTCAAGATGAAAGCACTCACGAAGGTAATCTGCACGAATAATGTTGGTTATTGAAGACTGTCGAGTAACTACCCATACACCCTCTTCTATGGAATCACACAAGAGCATATTCGTAGGTTCATACTTCCCATTTATCTTTCTATAGAAAGTCTTCGATATATCAAGGTCAGGAATCTTGTATTCCTGATAGCGACCTTTACTGTTCTTTGTGTAAAGTTTTGGAATCTTTTTCATTTTTCTTACGTTTTAAGTTAGCTATTCTAGTTTCTCTAAGATACTCCTCAGATTTCTTCAATCCGAGTTTCTTAGCTTGTTTAGCGACCGCGTAAACGCTTCTGCCAACTATTCTAGCAATATCTTTGTTAGAGGAGTCTGAATAACCTGTTTTCAATGCCCTTAATTGAGCTTCATTCCAAGTAGTGCCAGTATTATCTTGTGCGTCTTCTCCATCTATGATAATTCCGTTTATATCAAGATTAAGACCACTGAATATGCAAGCATTCGCAAGTGCTTTTTCGGCACGTTTATAATCAAGCACCTTTTTACCGATGATTTCGAATCCGAGAGAGAGTTTGTCAGGGCACTCTGAAAACACTTTCTTATCTACAGATTCAGGATATATAGCTTCCACTGCATTACGCATACGAGAATGAACACCCTTAATTGGGATAATAAAGTATTCGGCTATATTTGTTGCCCAAGAACCATTATATTCATCCATTGTCTTTTTAAATGCAGAAACAGAAGATTCAAGCATTCCGCTCAATATTCCAGACATAACAGCCATTGTGTACATCTTATGCCTTTCGATATGATGCTTTAGAAATTGGTTATCGAGTGCGTAATAACATTTCCTTACATCATCTTGTAGGTTGAACTTGATGATAAAAGTAAGCTTATCCCATATCTCAGACATGCCGTCAGCTTTCATTCGTTCTTTGAATAAGTCAATCAATTCATCGGAAAATTCCTTCGCCTCTGTCATTCTTCTCTTTACATCAAACTTAAATAGCTTTTCATCTTCCGATACCAGTTTGAATGTTTCATCTATGTTAGACTTGACAATTTTAGCAAAGCCGCCTACCATAGAATAGAAAAGCATGTAGAGTTTGCTTATCTGTTCTTTCGATGGAACTGCAAGAGGAATACCTGCGAGTACACACGAATTATTTGGATTCCAATTTGTCTGCATACTATTTAAGAAAGACTTTAAATACACCACCTATTGCATTATCAACACTAATGCCTTCAGTTAGAAAATCACTTTTGAGAATATCATCAATAGAGTAACTCCAATCGCAACTACCTGTAAGACCACCCCAAGGGAAAAATGTCTTAAAACCAGATGATACATTATTGGCTGTATCGTAACTGTACACATGTTTATTATAAAGTTTAGCAATTCTTTTATCATGATTAGATAATCCGTCCAATGGAATCCTATAAACGTAATATTTTAGAGACAACGTAATTCTATCAGCGGTTGCATCAATGTAAAAGTCGCTACCACACTCGCCAAATTTTTCATTGGTAACATGTACGTTTCCATACATATCTGATATTACATCTATCTTTTTGGATGCCAATCTTTTCATTAAGCCTTCTGTAATACCTTTTTGTTTTTCAGCCTCAACAAACGATTTGAGAAGTTCTTGTTGCAGCAGACTACATTCTGTAGTTGCTTGTGCAGACAAATTATTGATTACCATTCCGTCCATATTACTTTGATTTAATGTTCCCGTATGCAGCCACATAGCTATCAAGCTGCTGTGTTGCGTGAACTAGTTTTTGATTGTAGTTATCTCGTTCAGCCCTAGCCTTAGAGATAAAGATAAAGCTAACGATAAATGATATTACTACCGTTACAACGATGAACAACCAAGGCAGCTTGTGAACTGCCTTATTGATTGTTCTTCCTATATTTCTTAGGATAACCCAAGAATAAACACAAATGAACACTACCGCTTGTTTTGTGGTTGCGTTCTCAATACGTTCTTTCTGCGTCATTTTGAAATATTTTTTTTGTTAATGATTATATATGACAATCATACATCGTTAGAAGAGTGTCAGGAGGAAGTGATGCAAGAAGTTGTTTCACTTCTTCGTTCCATGCATCTTTGTCTTTTTCGTCTGATACTACGGCAAACCAACACATTTTGCCACGCTCATACCATTTTCCGTCCTTAACAACTGCGAATACTGATATTTCTTCTACATTAGATATATCCTTAATGCGAGCTTGGTCGCAACAACCTTCTGCCTTTAGTTTCTTGAAGTAATTAAGGTCTTCTCTTGAATAGTACATTGGAAAATTCGGATAGTATAATGGAGCTTCCTTCGATATATCCTTTAATTGAAGTCTTCCGGCATATCTGCCTCCCATTTGATACCAATCCCATTTGGCATCATTATTATAGGTGCGCCAAACGCTGCCGTCCTCATGTATCTCAATATTCTCGCTTCCATCATCTATATCCATACGGTAATATTTCACAGCATCCTCGTACATCTGTTCGTCCGTCCAGTTAAGATGCCTTGGAAATTCGTTCTCAATATAATCTGCATGTGCCTTGCTACAGTTGGCAAGATATGCATCTTTATCTTGTAGGAACACATCATAGTAATTCTTTTTGTATTCCTCAATCTCCTTACGTTTCTCACTAATAAGCTGCTCTTTGGTCATGTATAAATGCATAGGCAGCTCTAGATTTTCATCATATTTGGCGAGTTGCTTCTCAGGCTCATCACCAATTACCAATGTTAAAAATGACTCATATTTATCTATATATTAATTCGTTTTCAATTCTAAAATTTATTTGGTTCGGTTACACCAGTTATCGGTAGATTTCCAATAACCAGCCATCCATATTTCTTTCTTTGTCGCATCAGGATGCTCACTGAGCCATTCTTCTGCCATTTTACTTACGTCCGCCATCTTTGTCACGTTTTGATTCTTTTTCAAGTTTTTGCTTTAACTTTTCAAGAGGTGATTCTTTCGGATCAACACCATTTAAGCGGCAATGTTCTTCGTAGGATATTGCATTCTTTTTTGATTCCTCATATTCTTTTTTCTGTTTCTCAGCTAACTTTTGAGAATCAATTTCAGCTCTCTTTTCATAGAGTTTACACATGTATTTTTCGAGAGCAATAAAAAGTTTTTGAGGATTCACTGTCTTTCCTACATAGATTTCTCCATACTCACCCATAGAAAACTCGTAGAAGAATCTAGTAAGCTCACTAGGCGTTAGGTGATAGTATTCTTGTCTGATACGCTGTGCCATAGCATTGAACTGGTAAGGAGTAGTTACATCAATAGCTCCAATAACCATGAACAAGTCGATGAGCATCATCTTAATCCAGAACTCGCTTGCACCATCTTTGAAGTACTTATCAATCTCAACAAACGACATACCGCCTCTAGCTACAGAATCATATACAGATGTAATTGCATCTGTCCGATTTTGCAGAGTAGGATATTTATCCAAGAATAGCGCATATTGTTTGCCATATTTTGCTACCGCTTGGCTACATTCAGTCGGCAAGGATTGAACTAATTTTGTTGAAAGTTCGTTGCTGTTGTTCATAACTATTCACACCATTATTTTTAGGAGCAAACAACCCTGTGTAGTTGTTGCCCATAGAATACTCAACGATAACCTTTGCGTATTCGGGATTTCCGTTCGATAACTGTAGAAGTTTCTTTTTAAGAGCTTCTAACCCACGTGGCTTGTAAGTCTGACGTTTCTCTTTCTTGTATGCGAGCCACATTTCAAGAGCTTCTTTGCAAGGATAATATTCTTCTTGTTTTTGCTCTGTAGTAATCTCGAAATCCGACAAATCGCTTCCTAACGAGAATGCAGCACCCATACAAAATATTCTCTGTTTCTCTGCGTCATTAGGGAACAATTCGCTAGATTTCTGACGTATGTTAGTTGATAACATCATAAGCTATTGTATGTAATTTTGTTGTCTTTCTATATCATGTTGAATGTGCAGTAATGCGATATATTCATCAGAATCGGGAAAATCAAATCCAGCCTCTTCTTTTGCATACGATTTGAAATCAGAAATTGATTTGCTCATTTCGTCTTTCGTAAGGTCAGCAGAAGAACGAAGATACTTATAGCATTCTCCTGTGAATTTATCAATCCCTTCTCTGAGGAAAATATCTTTGTTCACTACTAGCTTATAGAAATGTGTTTTAACTTCGTCTAGAGTGTAGCCGTATTGAAGCGCAAAGGCAGATAGAAGTAAATGAAGGTAGGCATTCTGATTTAACGAACGCCCACGCTTCTCTTTTAATTCTACCATAGCACCTTTGTTCTCCAACTCGGCTACTTTTGTCTTAAACTTTTCAAGTTCAAACACATTTTTCAGATTGAACCACATAAGCGTTGAATGCTCGTTTGATTAACTCTACGCTAGAATGGTAAATCATCAGGGTCAGATGATGGAACATCAGATTGTGGCTGCTGCGGTTGTGCAGGTGGAGTGTAAGGTGCAGATGGTTGTGCTACCCCTGCTGGTGCTTGTGCAGTAGCTTGTTGTGACACCTTAGTAACATTCCAAGCACGAATCTGATTAAAATATCTGCCCTGATATTCATGTGCATCAATATCAAAGCTAACGTTAATAACCTCACCGAACTGAATACCAAAACTAGCAATTCTATCCGCTCCAAAAACATCAAAAGCCATCTTCTTAGGATATTGCTCTTGTGTTTCTATTACATAGGTCTGCGATTTCCACTCACCTCTTGCAGATACGCCGCTTCTTTCAGGTAAAACGGCAATAACTTTTCCTTGAATTTCCATTATTTTTTATTTAAAGAATTTTGTAAAACCAAATCAGCCAACTCATCAAAGTAGGCAACATCCTTAATAGCGGAATCTTGTTCACCAGTAACCTTTGATGCTATAGAACCTTTCTTCATAATCAAGCTATAAAGATAACTGTCAATAGTATCAATTCCCATCAGAATCCACGATGTAACAGCATTTTTCTGTCCGTTACGATAAGCACGGCATTCACACTGAGATAAGTCTGCCATCGTCCAAGGTAACTCCGTGAATACGACATTCGATGAAGCTGTAAGAGTTAACCCTACACCAGCAGCCTTAATGGAACAGATAATGATTCGCTTCTTCTTAGCTTGAAAAGAGTCAATAGCCCATTGTTTCTGCTGCTGATTATCAGAGCCAGTAACGGAACATACCTCACTAGGAAACTCCTTTTTGATTGCATCAACAACATCACGATGTTCTGCAAACACAATTATCTGTTCTTCCGTATCATGTAGAAACTCGATTGTTGCTTTCATCTTTCCCTTTCCAGATATAGAACGAAGATTCATAAATTTAACTAATGCCTTCATTCGTAGCTTTTTTCTAGCTTCATCCTCAGAGCAATTCTTATATTCAAGAAGGAATGTAAGCAAGTCTTTTTGGCAAGTATCATACTCTTCTTGTGTTTCAGAATCAAGAGCAACACTAATTGTTGTTCTTGTTAGTTCAGGCAAATCTTTGAGCACATCTTTCTTTTCCCTACGGAAGTAACATGTTTCGTGAATCTTTTGATTAAGCTCTTCGAGATTCTCGTTTTCTCCATATCTATTACAGAACTCGCCATATCCGCCAAATTCATCAATTCTACCAAGAATAGCCAACTGACAAGCCATATCAGTAGCATGGTTAACCACAGGCGTACCAGTCAGCTCGTAGATATATTCCTTGCCTTGACAAATACCCATTATTATTTTTGACTGCCTTGTCGTTGGGTCTTTAACTCTTGCAGACTCATCAATAATGACCGATTTCAGAATATCGACCTCATTCCTAAAAATGAAATTTTTAAGCTTTAACGGCTTTTCTCCGAGTGATACAACGAAATATTTAGCAAGAGACTCGTAATTGCATATAACCACATCATACAAATCCATCTTAGTAAGATGATAGCCGTATGTTGCGTTTACAGAATCCGTAAGGATAAGCGGACGAAGATTTGTGAATTTCTTGATTTCACGTTCCCAATTGACTTTGAGGGCAGCAGGGCAAATAACCAAGCAAGGAGTCGCTTTTGCACGTTCAATGGCAACGATAGATTGAACCGTCTTGCCAGTTCCCATATCGTCACCATTTATGCAACGTTTCATAGCAAGTTCCATGCGTACACCCTCTTCTTGATAATCGTATAATTTTGGTTTATCTGACATAATGATAATTATAATAAACACCACATTCTGAAAGCCCATTCAAGAGCCTTCTCTCTACCACGCAAATACAACTCGTCACCACGTTCAATCTTTTTGTAGAATACTTTCTTCTTAGTCTTTGAAACTGCAAAGATAAAGTCTTGATTTCCGTATCTAGGGTCAATGCTGTGAGTCAAGTCCATATACCATGCACGGCTTCTATCCCAATCCACGAAATCAATCTGAGCTTCAAATTGTTCTTGTGACGTAGCCGCGGTGGTTTTCAAATCGCCACCAAACTCGCCAAGCCACCAATCGAACTTACATCGTACAGGCAGTTCAAACTCGAAACCTTGGTATTCCATCTTCATGCGTGGATTGATGAATGTTTTCTGACCTACCGCATTCTTTAGAACAAAATCAAGAAATCTATCCTTTGTTGCTTGTTTCTTTAAAACTGCAAGTCTGTCTAATCCCCATTTCCAATCCTTCTCTGTATATTTCTCATCATCAACCGTCATAGCATAATGATTACACTTTTCTGGTTCGGTAACGAGAGCATCAACGAGAGTGCCAAGATGGAATGCCTTTTTCTTGTCTGATTCCTTAACGAAGTTAAGTTGTGGGTTAAGAGCGAACTTCAATGCGGTGAGGTCTGAGTTAGAAACCTCACCACGTGAATAATAAGGGTCAAACGGTTGCTCTGCCATATTACTTAGCTGTTACCTCATCCTCATATTTAATATAAGGAGAAACGATATACTCTTCCTCATTGTTAGCATGTTTCTCGCAAGCTTTGCGCATGAACTCTAACTTAGATGCAAGTTTGTCTGGTGACATTGAAGAACCATCGATTGTCCACCACTGCTGAATAATATCGAGCCAAGCGTTTTTGTCAGTAACGACAAGACGTTTTGTTACCTTTATTTTCTGCTTACTTGTGTTGTCAACAGAAGTCTGAGCGAAGAGTGACTGAGCCTGTGCGGTAGCGTGCTGGGCTGCATTCTCTGCATCACGTTTCTCTTGCTCTGCTGCAAGCTTGCGTTGTTGCTCTTCCTTGGCAGCTTCATCAGCCTTACGGATAGCTTCTTCCTTAGCTTTACGTTCAGCCTCAGCAGCGGCAGCTTCTGCTTCTTTGCGCTTGCGTTCCTCCTCGGCAGCTTTCAGTTCTGCTTCTTTGCGCTTACGTTCCTCTTCGGCAGCTTTCAGTTCTGCTTCTTTGCGCTTGCGTTCCTCCTCATCTTTGATGCGTTGGATTTCCTCTTGCTTTTTACGCTCTTCCTCGGCAGCCTTACGTGCTTCCTCTTCCTTACGTTTGCGTTCCTCTTCTGCCTTACGTGCTTCATCTTCCTTACGTTTGCGTTCCTCTTCTGCCTTCTTGATTTCAAGAAGTTCAGCAATCTTAGAATCAAACTTCATAAGGAGTTCGTCACGTGTAGTAGTGACAGTCTGCTTATAAGATGCAAGCAACGATGCGGAAATCTCCTTGTATGCGCCGTTCATAATATCCTTTGCATCATTTTCCTCAATTTCGGAAGAGTATGAAGGCTTGTTATTAACGAACAGATGTCCGAGGTCAAGAACATCAGAGCACTCTGCAATACGTTTCTTAACTTCATCCTTGTTGTCAAGGGTGAGAAGAGAGAACGTGTTATTAAGTGAGTTGATAGCAGCAGAAGAATGCTCAGTAAGAAGATTGTTGAGTGTATCAATAGTATCAGTCTTCAACTTAATCTTAGCCTCCTTAATGCGCTCTTGTCGCAAGCGTTCTTGCTCTGCTTTCCTCTGCTGTTCTAGCTTGTAGGCAGCATACTCATTGCGCTTCTCCTGAATCTTATAGACAACTGAATCTGTATTCTTGGCAGAGATAAGGCTCTCCATCATCGTAAATCCTTTACGGACAATATCGAACACTTGGGTAACACCCTTACGTTTCTCCGTCATTGCTTTCTCTGTCAGTTTAGCCTTCTTGATAAATTCAGCAGCTTTCTCGTCAAGAGCATCATTCATGCCAGACGCACTAATATCAGACAGAAGAGATTCACCTGCCTGAACACATGCCTCATAAGACTTTCTGTTAGCTTGCACCGCATTTTCCGTATCGGATTTGAGCGTTGCAATCTGTCTTGTAATATTGTTTGCTTGTTGTTGTACCAACTGCAATTCTGTATTTTCAGCCATACTTTATAAATTAAAATGGAGAATCATCGTCAACCTTTGCCTTAACACCATTTTTCTGTGTTTCAGCTTGCGAAGCACCAAATGCTTCTTGTTGTTGCTGTTGTTGAGGTTGGCTGTCAACATCAGCTTGCAACATACCACCAAGACCGACAGGTAACTTAGGATAAGTCTTAAACGCATGCTTGCAAGTCTTAGAGATAAGGAATCCTGTATCAATATCCTTGAAGTACGTTCTACCATCATTACCAGTATAACAACCGCCATATAGAGCGTTAGCCTTGTGGTCTTGACCGCCAAATTTAGCAGAATATTCACGCAATCTGTCGATACCTTCGCGGTCAAGAACGAAGTAATCGTATGAGTTATTTGGAAGGATAATCTTTACGTAACAAGCAACGATACGTGAATTTGTTGGTCGTGGATAGGTCTTCACATAATCAACAAATTTATGACCGTCACGCTCACCGAAGCGGAAATCATCGCAATCATATACCACTACAGGGTTGTCACAACGAAGAATCTGTCCAGCCCTTTGACGAAGAAGAATCTCACCATATCCTGTATATGTAATCTTAGCCGTATAAGTTGATTGTCGGGTGTTCTTGTCGTAGTTGCTATAGCCCATAAGGTAACAGAGTGTCGTAGTTCCCTTTTCGAGAGACAATCCGTTAATCGCCAAGTTCATGAAAGCATCGTGAATATTCAACGATGTAGCTTTTTCGAGATAACCCTTAAATGAGCCATTGAGAAGCTCATTATTAAACAGAGCCTTCTGTTCTTCAAAGAACACTTCTCCACCCTCTCCGAACTTCTGATTGTACACCTCAATAAACTTATCTCTTGCCAAGTCGCAAATCTGATTATGAGGCGTTTTATTTAACTGTTCTATATCCATTTGTATAGATTTTAAAATTAGTGAACTCTATCAATATAACTAAAGTACGTCTCCACCATTACCGAGCCAGTAGATGTAGGTCTTTTGTAATAATGCGGAATTGTACCTAACTTTCTGCCATCACCATCTTGGTAATTCTGAAAAATAGCTCTAGCCGCCACTTCTCTTGACTTGTTTGCAGTAAGTTCCATCAAGCAAGCGTGTAACTTGCGTTGATGGATTACAGCATTAGCCATTTTTGACGGCATAGATGCTATAAGTTTGTCTATTCTACTCATTCTTTTCCTCTTTGTTTTCGGAAGATGGAGCGTGATGTTCGAATACATCGAAGACCTTTGTTTCGTTGAGACCTACGATGTCGTAATCGATCATTGTTTTCGCCATTACCTCATCAATATATCGAAGAGCACGTGCCAACGACTTAGCCTGAACCAAGTAAGTAACGTTAGAACGCCTCTCATTGTCTGATTTCTCATCAATAGTGATAAACTGGAGTTTTGCCTTGTACCACTTATCATCATCATCCAAGTCAGAGAAGAAAATCTCGCCATAGTTGGTTTTCTTTGCGCTTGTAACGGCAGAATCGCCACTAATATAGCAACTCATTTCTTCAATGACAGATGTTTCTGCCTCGGTGCAAGAAAGTGCATCAACAACATAAAGTTCATTGACTACTTTCTCCGAGCCATCCTCCATTGTCTTTTGGTACTTGATTCTAGTCTCATACCAAGATGCTGTTCTTGCTCTCATTACTCACCATCCTTTCATTCTTCTACCAAAGACGCAAACTTATCGAATAAGTCCTTGGCAACCTCGCCTTTGATTTCGATGCACTTTACGTTGCCGTCACCATCACCACTGCCACCTTCACCATTGTGAAGTGTTTCATCCTCGCTCTCCAAACGTTTGCGAAGAGCCAAATTCTCATTGTCGTGCAACAACTGGTCGAGAATCAGTACACAGTTTGTCTTCTCAATTTCTTTGTCATTGCGAACAACCTCATCAGTACCATTGATGATTTTCACCAATTCCTCGTACTCTTCCTTTGTCTCACAGTTACGTGCGACACAACCGATAACCTTAAAACGGTCAATCTCAAAAACCAACTTAATTTTGTCTTTTGCCATAATAGCTACATATTTAATTAATTAAACAATAATAATCTTTCTCTTTCGACTCTTTTCTTTTTGCATCGCTTTACGCTAGCCTTGCAAAGTTCAGTATTATCTCTGTAATAATCTCTTTGCTTTTGCAGTCTTTCTTCACGATTTCTCATATATCTTTCGTGGTCGAGCTGGCTGCGTCTTGATTCACTTCTCATTTTGCTAATCTTCTTTATCCAGACCTAGCATCATCGCTATTGCGCCAACAACTGCAAACATAAGAGCGGTTGCAGCAAGTGCAAATAAAATTATACTCATAAATCAAAACATTTGATAACTTTTTTGCCGCATACAGTCTTGCTTGCGAAGTTGATTATCTCAGTAGCAACTACAAGAACAAGCATAGCAACAAGATAGCTAATATAAAACATACCTTTCATTATTTGAAAACTTCTTTAATTGTTTCTAAATTAAATTTGTGAAAACATGAAAAATAACCAGCTATATATACAGTGAACATACTCTTAGCTTTAAGATTAAAATATTCATCATCACAAAAATCTAACATCTTACAAACAAACCCCCAAGGTTCATTTTCAGATAAGCCGATTTTTTTCAGAATATCAAAATCTGGTTTTACCAAAGGGTCTGCTCGCAAGTCTTCAAGCGTTAATCTCGCCATTATACACCTCCTGCTCTTTGTAAAAAAGAGCCTCGGCAGTTGGCAAAATTTAAGTGATGAATCCTACAAGAATCGTATTGACTATTTCCCGATGGTCGGTCGGAACTGCCTTGGCTCGTTAAACATTGACCTATTCTAAAGAAGTGGAGATTTGAGGAATCGAACCTCATCGGTTGGCAACATCCCATTGGATTTCGGTCAGCAGTCATAATAAGAGTTTTTTGTTTTTGTGGGTTCTGCCTCCTAATCTCTTGTATGTTCCGTACTTTGCCATACGCTACGGTCACAATCTCCAGTTACCGATGATAGCTACCAGACTTCAATAGTGCTACTATTTCTAGCAGTACACCATTATCGTTCTTGCCCAAGGAAAACTATCATCGGTGTGGGCTAATTTAACCTTCGGAAGTTCTTTTCTTCCATTAAAATATTATTTTTTTAATCTCTTTAAAAACTTAATTGTTTTAATATTCACGCTCGGTTGGTTCGCTACTTGAAGACCATCTATATCACGCAATACTGGTCTTCCGTGAGTACTTCCAAAGATAAAGCATTCCTTACCCATCCATCGTACCATATCGAAACGTTGAAAATTGGACTTACCAATCTTATGTGAGGCTATTGTGTTTCTACGAATGCCACACTTCTTAGGGTTAGCAACGTGCAATGCCCTTGTATGGCGAGGAACACAACGACACATAAAGAAAGAACTCAACCGCATTGCATGTACGTTCTTGGCAATACAGAATGCATCGGCTGCATGGGTCTTAGCAATACCATTCTCAATGCGAGTATGCTTAGTAATGTAACCATAAGTCAAGTGAACGTTACCAAACTCTGCCTTGGCTCGCTCATAGACTGCCCAGCGCATGATGTTCATAACCGCAGCATCACGCAAGGAACTTCCTCGCTTAATTTTCAAGTCGAACTCTCCACGATGATAAGCCTTATGGCAGGTCTCACAAAGCGTTACGAGATTGCTAGGAGAATTACCACCAGCCTTGCGGCTTTCCAAATGGTGAACGTTCAAAATAGGGTCTTTGCTCTTACCTTTGCAGTGAACACATTTATGCCCATCCCTTGCCAAAACGTACTCCCTTACGTTCCAAAATCCCATCTGTTCGCCTTGCTGATATTCATCACCCTTGATGTATGGGTTCTTGATTTTCTGAGCATCAAACTGAGCTACCTCGATTGTTGTCTTCGTGATAGGAAGTATTTTATGAACCAAACGAATAACTTTCAAGTGGCTCTCAATCTTTTGTTCAACACTTGGTGCTAACCAACCATCTTTCTTCTTGCGGTTGTCAAAACGAGCCTTGCGATAACGTGTCTTGCGGTTTCGCCTTGTCTGTCTCAACTCCCTACGAGTAGAAAGCAAATTCACAATATCACTTCTTAACTCTACTTGTGCTGCAAGCATCTCCTTTTTCTCGGAACTTGCCGAAACACCAATGTGCTTAGAACCAGCATCAATACCAAGGCTCACATCTTGCGTGTAGGTGGTACTATCGTAATCCAACTGTACCACAAACGGAACACGGCTGACTACGTGAGCCTTTCCGTGACGAAGAAGATAACCTATCTTACCACAACGTTCTGTTGGCATTAATACGCTGCCTTCTTTACTTCTTACGTAAATCATAAACTCAAATTTAAATTAATAAATAAATCTCCCACCGAAGTGGGGTTGTGCGCCCATCGCCAATGTTATAGAATGGTTTCTTGCCGACAACACCGCAAGTTTCCTCGCTTTTAATCATCAACCGCAGTGGTCAGAACTTGGACGAATATCCTGACGTGCCTATACATTCATTCCTAACGTAGCTCCCTAATTCCATTCGGGGCTAAGGCTAGTCCGCTTCGGACGATTGAATGGATAATCGCTGTAACCTAATTAAAGGATTCCAAAACTTGAACCGCACCGATTCACGTGAATTGCATATATAATGGGCAAATGAAAAATTACATATCGAACAATGTAGGTGCATTTGTATCAGCCTCGGCAGCTTTGCAATTCTTTACAGCTTCATTAAAGTAACTATCCTTTAATTCAAAGCCAACGCCAAAGCGACCCATCTTAATTGACTGATACACCTCAGAACCGATTCCAAGGAATGGTGTAAGAACCTTATCACCCTTGTTACTCCAAAGAGTTATTGCTCGCTCGATTGTTTCCAATTGAAGAGGACAGATATGCTTCTCGTCATTCTCGTCACGCCCCTTAATACCATTAAGTGTTTTAGAGTAATCAATATCCATCCACACTGGCGAAGCGTACTTTTGCCAAGTATCAACAGATATATCACAATGAACTGGGTGTTCATGCTCGCCTTCCTTACGGAATACCATAAGATAGTCAGGGATGCCGACACGACTCATAGCCGCATCTTTCTTTACTTGCTTATGGAGAAGACCGAGTGCCTTTGTTCTCTGCATTTCGGTTACAGGATTCTTCCAAATCGTTACCCTAGAATGATAAATGAAACCTACTTCTTGGAATGCTTCAAGAATCATACCTGAGAAGTCACGAAGACCAATATACCCTTCCTTACCCTTCTGAATAGGCAAGTCCATACAATGTACGGCAACGTTACGACCGCTCCAAAGAACTCTGTATAGTTCTTTAACAAGATATTTGAAGGCAGTAAAAAACTCCTTATAGTCCTTTGAATTACCCATATCCTCTAACTTATCGGAATATGTGTAAAGTTCCGCAAATGGTGGAGAGAAAATAGAGAAACCTATACTCTCATCGGGAACATTCTGAATGAGCTGTACACAATCGCCTAGGCGAATGTCACAGTTTTTTGATTGATACTTATTATCAACTTCCATCTTCTTTAACTTTATCTGATTATTGATGTTACGACACATAGCCTCGGTCATAGACTTCTGCATTTCGAGGAACTGCTTTTGTTTTTTCTCGAATGATGATTTCACGTTCTGCATCGTATCAAGAGTAATGATGTGGATATTCACCTCATCTTTCTGACCGAAGCGATATGAACGTCTGACACCTTGGTAGGTAGCTTCAAATGAAAAATCAAGTGAAGCAAACATCTGATTACGGCAGTTCTGATAGTTAAGACCGAATGATGCAATCTTCAATTTAGTGATAAGCACTCTGAACTCGTTATTGGCAAATCCGAGCAATTTATCTTTCTTGTATTGCTTGCTATCACTACCCTTAACCTCAACTGCATCGGGAATCAGTTCACGAAGAACCTTACCTTCCTCATCTTGCCCAATCCAGATAATCCAATTCTCGGAAGAAGCATTAACAATCTCAGCAACTCTTTCAAGGCGTTGCTTGATAGTTCTTCTAAGCTCTTTATGGAAATCCGTTGCAGACACAGCCATATCATTAAAGAGAGCACCGTTATCTTTCTTTTCGGTAACGATGTAATCTTCAATAACATTCATCGGTGGAAGGATATATCCATCATCGCTAAAACCAATATCAGATGGTTTACTGAGCATGACTGCCCAAGTGGAAACGAAATCCCAGAAGTCTTGTTGTGCATGACCTTTCAGTCTCCAATCAGATGTAGAGCCGCCATCATGTACAAAATACATCGCAAGCATTTCGTTTCTTGTCATAATATTCAAGAACTCTGCATGATTACAAAGCTCGGTAGTATCGTTTGGAGAAGGCGTTGCAGTGCAACACAACTTATAAGGTGTATTCTTGAAGTCCTCAATAAGAGCGGTTCTTGTCTTACCTGCAAAGTTCTTCAATATTGAACTCTCATCAAGAACGACCCCCCAAAACAGATAAGCATCTATATTATCCATATTGTCATAGTTGGTAATATAGATACCAGCCGCAAGGTCTTGGTCGAATGTCGTAAGAGCAATCTCAGTTACTTTGTACCCGAAATGAACTCCTTCTTTGATTGTCTGACCTATAACACCCAATGGTGCAAGAATAAGAACAGGCTTATTAATGTGATTTACCACTTGTTGTGCCCATTCTAATTGCTGATACGTCTTTCCCAACCCACAGTCTTCAAACATAGCAAAGCGACCAACTTTCAATGCTCGCTTAACACAATACTTTTGAAATGGGAATAGTTGAGGACTCAAATCACTATCCTCAACGTCAAAACCGCTTTCTTGAACGGCAGTCTGTTTTTCTGAGAGAAATTTCAGATAACCGTCTAATTCTTTTGTATTCATCTATTAAACTGTTTTTAAAAGGATGCTTCGTTTCCGAGGTTTCAAAAGAAACACCATCTGCCAAACTTACGAGAGGTTTTATTTCCCCTTGATGTGTTTTCGATCCATACTCTTGCCCAATGAGCAACTCCACATCCTATTCTACGACAACCTTAGTCGGCGTAGGGGCGGTTTAACAACTAACTAAATTTTAAATTATGAATGAAATTAAATCTCACAATAACTATTTCCGTCAGGTGGGTAGTCGATTATCTTCCATTCATTCTTCTTGATATGGATAGCTTCACGAAAAACCACAAACGGCTCACCATTATGACGTTTCTTATTGTGTGCGACAATCTTATTGATACACCCCTTGGCAGTTATTCTGAACTCTCTGAGAGAATGGGTGTACTTAGATTTCACATCACATACAATCAATTTTCCGTCTTCCCTAAATATGAAGTCTGGTTTATAGCTATGACCGCTAACCATCAGTCTTTTATCGTACCGAACCTTTGTTTTGAGCTGTTTCGGCACAATCATATAAATGGATTTGAATATGCTGAGTTTTACTTGCCTATGAATACAAGAAACTCTTTTATCAGCAAGAAGAATTTGGTGATACAGATATTCTTCTTTACTATCGTACTCAGTACCATCTTTCGATGTATACTTGTGTTGAATAACCCTAGCAGCAGCCATAGCTAATATTCTTTAGATACGTTGCTCGGATTCCAAACTAGTTGTTGGTAAGCAGCATCACCAAACTTCTGCCATTCTCCTGTCGCAAATTCAACAAGCCAATCATTTGTATGAGCAATCAGACAACCTCTAGTCTTGTTGTCTTTGAACTGACAAGTGATTGATTTGCCATCTTTACCGACATCAACAGACTGCAAGCATTTCAGACCTTGCAGCGTTTTCAAGTGGTCTCTGTAAACCTTTATACTATATATAATCTTCATATTCTTTTCGTAAAAAACCTTGGCGGCAGACTAACTTAATAATCTGACCGCCAAGGAAAAACAGCCTAATTTTAAAATTTAATCATTTCTATATGACAAAGTAAAAAACGCGCCCTTAGATGGAATCGAACCATCTTCTCTACGATACTGGTCGGAGCTTTAAATCTGCGTATGTAGCGCATGCCTACATGCTTTAAGGGCAAAACTCAACGACTTATCACAAGCAGTTGAGAAAAAATAAATTATTTAAGTAAACAAAACACTTAAAAAGTGTCGATTCCAAATAAAGTACAACTACTTTCACAAGCAGAAGTACATAGATGAAAAAAATGCAGTAGTTCTAGACTGAATCGAACAATCTCTAAGAGAACCAAAATCTCTTGTGCTACCGTTACACCATAGAACCATGAAGCATCATATTCTCACGAACTTGATGCTAAAACTTAGAAAACTAATAACTTCTTTACCTTATAACCAAAAAAATGAGTGTTGCAGGTACAGGACTCGAACCTGTGGCTCTAAGTTTCATATTTTAACTTAGCGAAACCACCAGTTGTTCTAACCTGCAATTTGTGCAGCCTATCTTCACATACAGACTGCATTGCCATCATTGTCAAATTCAAATTCAAATTTTGTTAATTAAAATATAAACAAACAAGTAATCAAATAAAATATTTATGCAAAAACATTTAGGACTTTGGAGATATTGTCGGATTCGAACCAACACTTCCATACGATAAGAACGGTATCTTCAAGTTGTATAGCGTGCTTCCGTTTACACTAAATATCTCTTTGTTGTTATTTAATTAAAGTATTGAGAAGTAATCTCTACTTTAAGTCTCATTCTTTGACTTAACTCTGTTCAGAGTTAGCTAGACTTCTATATTCGTAATAAACGTTGTACTATCTAATAATAATAATTGAAAATTTGTGCAGGGAGGCGGAATCGAACCGCCACTATCTCACACGATAAGAAGAGGTATCATCTATTGTGCGATGTGTGCAAATACCACTTACACCATACCCGGCTGTTTTATGTATCTAAAACCATGGAACTTTCTGTCGTTTGTGAATGCCACGATATTAATCGTTTCCGTATTCCCGATACAGCTAGCATTGACGTTCCGTATGACACTCCATACATATTATAAATATCTTACACGTATGATGGTAATAATATATACTTCGACTAGAATACTACATAGCAAACGATACAGACCTATATTATGCCCTTTGCTTGTGCTGATGTTTCAGCATAGTTCATCAGTATAGTCTATGTAATATCTGTTACTGACTAGTTTTTCGTATGTCGTGCGTCCTTTTCGCCAGGTCACGGCATCCATTGATGCTCTCCAGCTACTTCTTTTCCACGCATACTATATTCTGTGCGTCAATATGTCAAAGAACACTTCTCTAGCTTTCAGTTTCATCACTTGTAGTGATAATCTGATTCTAAAAGAATTGCGGTTTCAGCAGGATTCGAACCTACGACCTATCGGTTAACAGCCGACCGCTCTAACCATCTGAGCTATGAAACCATATTGGGCGAGCATATAAAAGAAATAGTTAAAGTTAAAAACTCGCCCATCCACCACACTTGGTGATATTAAACAACAGAACTCTAATATACACGATGGCTTTCAAGCAGATTATCTATATCGCTTGCGAGAAAAAAAGCCGAGTGTCCTATCATGCAGTGTGGTAGCTTTCCGCTCTTTCTCAATTCAACGATGAACGACTTTCCCATACCTATGTATGATGCAGCTTCATCAGTTGATAGCCATTTCTTAGCAATCTTTTCGACCACTACTTTCTTCTTCGGTGTTGTCATTTTATTATTCTCCTATCACTTTTCAAGCATCCTTTGCAGAAATGCTTTTTCGTTTTCTAGGCATTGTACTCGTTCTTCAAGTCTTGCCTTTTCGATTCGTAATTGTGTTGCGTCATCTATCTGACCTATCATTACAGGTGCATCACCTTTTCCGTAGGCGAGCCATTGTAAATCAACCTTTAGGTTAGAGCAAATAGCCATCATAGCTGCCTTGGTAAAATTCTGCTTACCTCTTAGCATCTTTGATAGGTTAGAACAATCGAGACCAACATCAATCGAAAACGACCTTGTAGACTTGTAGTTGCCCAACTCTATAACCTTTGCAACCCTCTGACGAACCTCTTCCTGATTATATTCTATCTTCATTATTTTTCTTCAAATAACTATATTTAACCAAAAAAGTTTGGTGGAATGAAGTTAAATAACTATCTTTGCAGTGGATAAATAGCTTAGACGGTGTTTTGAACTCCGTCCCACCTTTTTCGTCTATCAGTGTTGTAACTGATTAACGATTGCAAAGGTACGGAAATAACATCAAATAACCAAACTTTTTGAAGAGAAAGTTTTGTTATTCTTGGTTATTTAACCTTTGTTTACGAAAGGTGGCGCATAATGTGTAATTTCTAAACAGATTTTAAGAATTATGAATGATATTGCGAAGAACTTAAAGTTTTGCTTCGATATAAGTAAATTCAAGTCGATGTCTCAGTTTTGCAAGGTGATAGACATAAACCAAGCTAATCTTAATAAAAAGATGAGCGAAAGTAATACAAAGTATTCTTTCACCAAGAATGATATTCAAAAGATTTGCTACAATCTAGGTCTGAGAAAAGAATGGCTAGTAAATTCTGATGGCGAAATGTTTGATGATAAAGCTGCCGTTAGTCCAAGTGACTGGGTTTTCGGTAAAGACAGAACACCTAATATAAATATGGTGAACGAGGATAATGCCCATCACAATAAACAGATTGTTAGCAATAATGATTCGAAAGAAGTAGAGTTGCTGAAAGAACAGATTGAAGACCTGCGCAAGCAAGTAGAGAGCAAGGATGCTCAAATCAAGCAGCTAATGGATTTGCTTGCAAAGAAGTAGAAATGCAAGTAATATGCAAGTAAGGTATAATTTTAACACAATATGGAAACAAAGAAACTATCAGTAAACACTATATGTGTGAGGGGTGGATATACCCCAAAAAATGGTGAGCCGATTGAGCTTCACTTAACGCGATAAGCATTCACACTGAGTATCAATACTTTACGAGATTTAACGAGTAAAATATAAAGTAAAAAACGCCCGAAAAACCCCGTAAATATGATAAAAACTGATAGACTTTGCAAGTAATATGCAAGCTAATAGGAGGTAGAATTATGAAGGTTTACGTTGAAGACAAGACATATAAGGTGTATTTCTCCATCACTCATAAGTGCAAGAGATTCTATATATACACAGGATTGCAATCGACAGAGAAGTTCGATGGTATGGTTTTTCCTCGTTCAGACAAGTCTGCAAAGGCAAAAACTAAGCGACTGGCAGAGCTATATTCAAACGTGGAAGACTATATACTGCTGCACAAGGGTGAGGACGTTCCGATGCTAAAAAGCCACCTGAAAGAGATTATAAAGGGTGGCAAGGTAGCCGAGAAGAATTTCCTCGACTATATGCAGATGTGTGCAGATTCCAAGAATCTGAAAGCTGGCACGAAGAGAGTGTATGATGTGACTATCATCAGAATCAGAAACTACGATGCTAAGTGTACATTTGAAACCATTACCAAAGACTGGCTCGATAAGTTTGTGAAGCATGAATATGAAAGAGGACGAATGCCTAACGGAGTTCATATTGATTTGAGAAATATCAAAGCAACATTCAATTGGGCAATTGATAACGAGATAACGACCCTATTCCCTTTCCGTAAGTACGTACTTCCACATGAGGAAACAAGAAAGCGTTGCCTTTCTCTAGAACAGATGAGACAGTTGCGTGATGCAGAGTTCCACACTAACCCTCAACGTGAATCAAGGGATTTGTTCATGCTAGGTTTCTATTTGATTGGCATCAATATATCAGACCTTCTCGATTTGAAGCCAACAGACCTTCGTGGCGGCAGAATATGCTACAAGCGCAACAAGACAGGACGATTGTATGATATAAAGGTAGAACCAGAGGCGTTGGAGATTATCAAGCGGTACAAAGGCAAGAAATATCTTTTGAAGTATAAGGACAACAGTAAGTTCAATCTCAAACACTTTGAGAGCAATCTGAACACTAGATTAAAGAGACTAGGCAGATTTAGAGAATATAACAAAGAACCGATGTTTCCTTACCTTTCAACCTACTATAATCGCCATACGTGGGCAACGCTAGCAAGCGAGATTGACATACCGATAGAGACAATTGGCAGGGCATTAGGTCATGCGATGTGGGATAATGCGGTAACATCAACCTATATTAAGTATGATACCAAGAAGATTGATGAAGCCAACAGAAAGGTCATTGACTACCTGAATGCCGATTTAGAGTGTAACAAAGACAACAAATAAAACTCAAATGATGTTTTGAGTTTTCTAAAATGGCAAATAAAAAGGGAGGCTGTTAACCTCCCTTTCTTGCTATTTGTCCGATAGAATAGTTTCTATCTTCTTACGATAGTCAACAGAGCCATCAATGAATGCGTGCATAAACAGAATGCTATCGCTTATTTGTACGCTGATAGGCTCGTTGATGAAGTCCTTTGTGACTTCCGAGTTATTCACCAATGCGGCAACAAGACGTTTCTTTTCGTAATTGAAACCTTGTGTGAATCCTGCGGCGAATGGTGTAAGCGAGTGAAAGAATGGTGTTTGTTCTTCACTCAGATTTTGCAGTCTCTGTTTCAGAGTCAGTTCCTTTGTCTTTTCCATCATTATTCTTCTTTTCAATTTCTTTCTTCATTTTATGCAAGCGTTCAACTTCTTGCTCGTAGAGGTTATCAATCGCATCAGAATACTTTAGGTATTGTGTAAGGCTCTTTTTGCGCTGCATAAACTCAGCCTTATTCTTGTACTTCATACCTTGTATTGCGGTCAGTCTGTGACGCTGCATTTCAAGTTGCAGCTCATCGCAAAACCACACCATATTCTGAACAGCTTTTTTCTCATTACTCTGTATTTTCTTCGAGAGGTTAATAAGAGCTTTGTATCTTCTGTTCTCCTCGCTTATTATCAGTTTGAATATTCCCCAACTGAATGCGAATGCAATCCAAACTAATGCAACACCCAAATTGCCAATACAAGCGTTGAATATTGCAAACGTAACACCCAATAACATTTCGGCATAGTAAATATCGAACCATCCGAAACACTTCTTAATCATTTTCTTCATGTTTCTTATTTGATAAATTATTGTTGAGACGAATATAGAAATCCTCATCACTCTCTCCATTCTGTTTGAAGCTAAGATTGTTCTCTTCGATAAAGTCGAGAATAATCCATATACTCTTTTTCCCGAGGTTTCTAATCTTATCCAAATCAGACTTACCATGGAATTTGCGGAGTAAATCGCCTACGGTATATACGTCGCACCATCTGAACATATTCAGAATACGAACAGGAAAGCCACAGTCGTTTACATCTTTACCAAGTATTAATGGTGGAAGTATTGTTCCACCGATAGGAGTATCGCCTTTTGCACGTCTGTATTCATCATAACTAGCTTGTGTTGCTTTTAGTTTCTTCTTTAAACCATCAATCACGATTCTCAAATCTTGATTTGTAGCAATCTCGGCAATGGCGGCATCCTCGTTGTACGTCAGCTTATTGCACGTCTTCTCTACAATCTGTCTGATTCTAGTTGCTGATACGCCATACTTGAGTGACAACTCTTCATACGTCATCCCATTAATAATGTCCTTCAATATCTTAGATTCACGATAGCCAAGTTTTGGAATGATGTCAAGATACGACATAGCGTTTATTACGCCAAAAAGCATACCGACAGCGTTTGCAGCTAGTTTGCCGTTTGCGGTCGCTCTGTTTCTAAACTCGGTAAGTTCAACGTTGATTGCACGCTTGTGTGATTCAACTTCTTTGAGCTTATCATCTATCATCTTTTCGTTGGCTGCAATCATCTTGTACTTCTGAGCGTATTTCTCAACGTCATCGCTGTTTACATATAAGATACCATGCTCGCCTACACAACTGCCAATGAGACCTTGCTCGATGTAGTTACTGATTGTCTGTCTAGATAAACCAAGTATCTCGGCAGCTTTTTTCCTTGTGATTCTAGCCATATTACTAACTATTTTATTGTTTCAGATTTAATCTGTCATACGATTACTTCATTAAAACATCAAATACCCCTGCATCAAGAAGCAGAAGTGAAAAACCAGTCCAATATATTAGACGAAACCAAAAACTAGAAATACGACAACCGAACAAGTCAATGGCAATCAAAATCAAAATAAGAATTGCATCTTCTAACATATATCAATTTCTTAAAATGTGAACACTAACAGCCTTGTTTACTGCATTAGGCTGCGACTCATTAAAACTCTTGATAAAGTTACGTTCCATTTCCTCTGAGAACATAGCTTTTTTCGGTTTCGGCATTGACAACGTGCCTACTACTTTGTCCCCATCCATAAACTTAATTACGCACTTTCGAGTGATCGTTTCTTTTCCAAACATATTATCTAAATTTTAAAATGAATCTATATAGTAATATCTAAAAAAATATTCATAAAACCAGCTCTACTTTCACAAGCAAAGACTGGTATGAGATATTTTATAACTGAATTATTTCAAATTCTTTCTATTAACGTAAGACAATACTGCGTTGTTTATGGTTTTTGAAGCATCGTGACAAGTTTGAGCACACTGTTCTGTTCCCCATAATTTGTTTTGATTAATATCGTCTTTTGCCAAATCTTCCGCCAATGATAATGCAAGGAGTTGTCTTCTAGATAAATTATCACGTATGCTATCTTTCTTCGTGATGCCAAGTCCGTCTCTTATAGCAGGTGCATTCATTCCGAATAGACCAGTATAGGATGCGTTGGTGCATACTCGATAGCCGTTACCCACAACACCATGTGAACTCAACGTAGATGTCAGTTCCTTTCTAATACCGACTCCTTTCATTCGCTCATCTATCCAGGCATCGTCCTTTCCCTTTTTCTTATAGGCGTTGCGATACTTGTCAAGATACAGGTCTGGGTTCTGCTGTGCGGCAACCTCCTGTAGGAAGACTTCGTTTACGATAACTGCGAGGTCTTTATCAAGATAGCGAGCATACTCCAACAATATACGATTGCTAGCATACGTGCCACCGTTTCGTCCACGCTTTGATTTTAAAATATGGGATTTTCCCACATTTTGTGCCTTACACTCTGAGTCTAAATAACTTATAGTGTCTGGTAATCTTAACCATTGGCTAGGGTCTTGATTTTTGGGAGACCCTACCAGTTTCCATAAGTCGTTTAGTGGCTTCAACTCGCCATCAACTCCTACTAAGTTCTTCAAAGTTGAGGCTGAATACTTTGAAATTTCAGTCATAATCTCTATCTCTATTAATTAATATATACAACACCTCTATACCCATAAGAATAAATGGGATAGCCAAGCGAGCCGAACCTTATTTTTTATCAACTACAATATATATAATATACCATAGTAGTTCGTACTCCTTGTAAAGCCAGCATAAGTCTTCTGATACCCACAGAGCTTTGCTCGTTATGGTCGGCTTTCTCATTTCTGATATGGGCACCCGTCGTGAGGTGACACGTTGCGGGATTTACACAACCATAATGTAACTTATCTGACAGAGCAGTTTTATATATCGGTCGATAACTCCGAAGAGGACTGCACGGATTGAACCTCGTATGCCTTTGCTTGAAACTTTGAGATAGGGATAAAAGAAACCCTATCCGCCGTCTGGGTCACGCTCCAAACTTTGGATAGGGTATATCGTTGTAGTTGAACTAATCAACTTCTAGATAAAACTTATTTATTTGCTAGCGCGTGACTTCTAACAAGCACTGCAAAAGTACATAAATTCCTGCAAACCACCAAATTAGCTAATTTTTCATTAATACGCATTATTACGGATATATTTGGATAATGCATATTTAATTGGCTTTTCGGGTATTTACGACTTTAACCTTTCTAAGTTTAATTAACACAAAAATGCCCCACCATTGAGCACCAACGGCAGGGCTGAGATAGATAGATGAGTTCCTATGAATAATTGCTTTGCAAAGATAAGCAAAATATATGGAAACTCAAAGAGATAGTGAAAATTTCTTCTGTAAGCGGCTAAAATAGTTTGTCGGTATGATTTATCGGTGCGATAGTTGTTACATCATATTCTACAAAATAGGCTGACCCAAACGAATGAGCCAGCCAACATCTACTTGCCCTTGAACATACAGATTGCACCATATACAGCAAGGATAATGATTAAGTACAAAAACATGATGTTATATATGTTGGTGAATAATTATCTTGATGGAAAATAATCATAATGCACTACTTCGTCATCTTTATATCCTGCATAATATAATCTCCGTGTTCCAAACTTTGAATTTATTTCTCTTGGAACATAATAATATTCACGTGTTTCATAACGACCTGACTTGTAGCTGATTTGTCTTTGGAATATATAATCATTTAAGACTATATATTTTTCGTCAAAACTGCCAAAATAAGCATTTAGACCACCTGGTGTAGTCCAATAATCGCCAGCGAAGGATGTTATTGGCACTTTTTCTTTGTTGAGACTAAAATACAAACCATTAGCATTGTATGCCTTGCCTGTGTCCTTACCAAACACTTTACCTCTAATCGCTAATTGGTCTTCGACAGGTTTGTAAAGCACCAAAGAATCTGTTCTTTTAGAATATTCATTTTTTACGATAAGAGTATCATTTCTTAGCGTTCCCTTTCCTCTTCCAAGCATACATTCCCATAGATTATATAATACATATCCGTCAGAAGTCACACTAAAAAACATATCATCATTTCTGTTTTCCCATACTCCCTCGTAATCCGCCAAAGTCGTTTTTTTATCTTGCGGATTGTCTGGTACTTCATCTTCACGGCTATCACTACTGCAAGCCACCATAGAGAAAGCTGCAATCATAATTGTCATAAACACCAAAACCTTTTTCATAACTTGTTCGCTTATCCGTGCTGCGTAGGGCTATATATTTATATTATTTTCAAAAGATAACGCAATATGCGTCATTATATTGTGTGTAGGGCAGAAATTTTAATCTTTATTTCTGCCCATGGCGCAATCGAACAATGTGCCGATTAGCCAAATTGCTATTAAGAATGCCATAACTTAAACCTCCTCTGTATTATTATTGTTGTTATTCAGTTCCTTGTAATACTGCTGAATCTCCTCATCAGTCATACCCTTTTCTCGCATTACACGATAGTTGGCAGAACCACGTCTAAAATAAACCTGACTGCCATAGACTGAGCGTAGATTGTAATACGCACTTCTTACTAGTTCTTTAGTTAATACCTTGCCAGTGGACGAATAAACACCCATCTGCTGCAACATCATAGCTGCATCCGCAAAGTTAGGTGTAGTCAATTCTGTGAAGTCATTGGTACACTTCTTAACCACATTCCATATAGCTTTGTTGCAAGGTTTCTCAGCAGCCTCTTTCTTGCGCTTTTCCGATGCAGCCTTCTGTGCATTTGTCAAGTCGCACTTTCTAGGTCTGCCTAATTTCTTAACGACCTTACCAGACTTTGAAATAAATTCTCCGTCTTGTGCCAGCTTCTGTTTGCGTACTTCCAATGCGCTCTGTGTTCGTTCCTGTATGAGTTCACGTTCCATCTGTGCCGAGAATGAGAAAGCGAACAACAACATTTCGTCAATCGCTTTCAGATGGCTGCAATCAAGGTCAATACCCATCTGAACGATAACCAATCGCACGCCACGTGGTTTCAGCTCGTCATTAACAAACTTGTTGATGTCGCTCATAGAACGACCGATACGGCTAACTTCGGACACGATAAGTATATCACCCTTATCAAGCATCGGCAACACTACCTTACCAAGGTTTCTATCCTTATAAGATACCTTGCCCGATACACCTTCCTCCTTCACTTCGTGAGTAGCTTTCAGATTGTGACAATTCAACCATTCGTTGATTGTTCTTTCCTGCTGCTCCAATGTCTGCTTCTCAGTAGAGACACGACTGTATATTATTACTTTCTGTTTTGGCTCATCATCATCGGTCATGTTTGCCTTTGCGTTGCAGCTTTTGTCAGAACGGCAAAGGTAGTGACCTTCTGCCATCATGCAATAAGGGCAATCCTTACAGCCGATGTTCACGATGTCGTATTTTACAGATGCGCCACCTTCATTCTTGATTTCTGTTGTCTTCATTTCTCCTATCTCCTATCCTATCTCTTATTACTTAAAACGTTACTTTCTTCTATTTATTATCCACGATAATAGAATGATACATGAAAATCGCTACTTTTACGCTCTCGGTCATTCTCAATCACTATAAGTATTAATTACGTAATCTACATCATTATTCTTATCATGTTCAATTCTCTTCACCCATTCCTCAACAACATCGGGACACCAAGCATCGCCAAGGAATCTAACTAGCAATTTATTATCGGTTTCCTGTCTTACCAATATTGGCTCGTTGCCGACAAATCCAACCTTTTCTGTATTGTCTTTGTTCCAAGAATAATGCCCATCGTTAAATAAATCTTCTAACAACTCGTCAATGCCAAGGTCTTTTTCATTAATAGGGCAATGAGCCGCCTTGTCAATGCCACCGTCTGCCCACTGCTCCAATGCTACATGAATATCGTAAGGAACTCGGATAATGTCGCTTGTGTTTTCTCCCCACCATTCCTTCTGATAAACAAAGAAACGACCATAATCATCTATTGGGCATAACTTTGCACGGATAGACTTAAATATCTCCTCAGTCTTCTTATAATAGAAACGTCTGGTAGATGGATTTTTATAGTTAGTCAGATATACAAAACATCTAGTTTCTTGCTTTGAGATACCGCCAAGAATGTTTCTGAAACTGCAACTATCATCACCAAATCCACCTTTGGTGATGGTTCTCTTCAATACTCGCTCATCTTCTTTTGTAAGCTGAGATAAGCAATCTTCAATCTCTGTAGTCCACATAATATAATCTCCTATAATACATTAAACAAAACACTTTCCAACTCGCCTTCGTCTTCCAATATGCCACTATCGTACATTGCTCTTGCGGTATTCTCTGCGGATTCGGATGACGCTGCATCCACCTCTACCTTATAGGTGACTTTTTCAACAATTTCTACTACGTACTTCTTCATTGTCTTATTACTTTAATTCTTGTTCCACAATATCGAAATTATCCCACGTCTCACCTTCGTTGTCTGAGATATGATAGAATGAGCCTGATACGCTGATTTGGAAATCGTCACAATCCAATGAATGCTTATAGCTTTCCAATGTGTTCAGACCTTTGTCTTCCATCGCTTTTCTAGCCTTGTCTATGGTTGAGAATACTTCTGCATCAACCTCAACTGCCTCACCCAATCCATGTTGGTGTGAATTGATAACTACATATACTTTCATAGCTTAACCCTTTCTACTATTTTGAAGTGATTATTCTTATAAAATCTAACAATACGTCTAAGTTTGATTTGGTTAGATAGAAATATTCAAATGTACCTAAACCCCATATACTTTCAGATGTATATTCTGCATGTATATCCATATAAGCAGGTGATACATGAGGAAACTTAAAGCAAGGAATATTCTGATGCTCACGAAACTCTATTTCCTCTGTGATAACATACCCACGAATGAAGAATATAGTACTAAGTTCTGTTTTTGCATCATCAACGTAAGTTGCTCCTACATTAAAACTAGATAAATTGCACCTACCGATATTCTGCTTAATATATTCCAGTGCATCTTCTTTTGTTATTGTCTGTTCCATATTGATTAATGTATAAGTTTTGTTTCGATAAACATTATTTGATGAATATCCAAGACGATAGTCTCTTTAAGAAATGAGTCGTTTATTATAAGTAACTCATTCGTTCCGTCTACTCTATACTTACAAACATTGAAGTCTATATGAAAACGGTTATTAGGGATGGCAATGTAAATTACCTTGCTTTCTGCTTTGGCTACCTTGATAGCCTTTCTTAATTGATTTACGTTCATATCTTTACCCTTTCTTATATTAATTCGTAATTGCTCTATCTGTATATTCGCCAGCAAACAAATCATACATATCATCATCCAAATCTGCATTTGCGCCTGATTTGGTTAATTCTATAGGATACAATTTAATGGTGACTTTCTGTTTGCAACCTTTCAATGATATGCCATCCCAGGTAACTGCATCATCATTTTCTTTGTACCAATCGTTTAAAGTAGCTTTATAACTACCCTTCTTTTCGTCACGGCTACTTAAAGACGCATTATCAGTTGCTTGTTCATTATAGAACGTTTCGATGTATTTCTTTGCGTCATCCTTGTTTTCGAAGACTCGTAACACACCATTTGTCATACGAGGTACAATTCTTTCTTCTTCTGTATTAACGCATTTTTCGTAATGTTTGCTAATACTTACTACAAATACTTTTTCCATTTCTGTTTCTTTATTAATTGATTTACTTTTGTTGTTTCACTCATTATTCCGCTCTGTGGAGGCGGCAAAGGTAGTGTATGTACTACTTTGCCAACACCACATAAGCAATAGCCTACAGCCGAATTTAACGGCTTATTTGCTGCAATATCCAATCACATATTGTTTGGTGGAATATCCAAGCATGAAGGAACACCGATGGAGATAGCCACAACCTTTGCGGTTGATGCCGTTTCTTTGCGCTCTGAGACGTTTTCCTTTGTAGGTGGTGTAATTGTTCGCTCGGTGCATTTCTCGCTCGCTTGATGCTCATTTGGCACGCTATCCAATGTATCATCAGGTACGGCTGCAATTTCTTCTTTGCTTACCAATGATTTCTTTTGCTGCTCCTTAAATAGCTTTTCCAATTTTACACCATCCTTAAAGAAGAAAGCGCATCCACGATAGGAATTACTCTTTGTTCGCTTTTCATCAGGCATGAACTCTTTGCAGAACCCCGACAAAGTAAACAGTTCATCACAGAATATAATCTTATTGTTTTCTGCTGCAATAACCTTTGTGCCATCGATAAATGTAAGTGCATCTCCTACATTTACACCGATAGCCGCAAAGCTAAACTTATTGCTAGGCTTATCCAATGGTACTACCTTTGCAGGTGCATTCGTTCGTACCTTTGCTTTCTCGCTTTTAAGGTACTTTTGCGTAATGTCGTAGCTTTCTTGACAGAGTATGTTATTATAGCATTCCTCAGTTATTTGGTAATTGGCTAATGTGTATTCAAGTTCTTTTCTTGATACTGCCAATACCTTACACTCGGAAGGATGCACAAATGTTTTTGAAACGAGATAGCTATCACTATCTTTATAATATGTGCCAACATCGTATCTGACAATTCTGCCATTCTCCTTTGTGTAATAAATCTCGCAGCTTTCTTCTTTGTCTGTAGGCTCTTCTTTTTCCTCAGTTGTAACATCTTCCACCTTTGCAGGGATAACGTCTTCTGTAGGCTCATTTGTGCGCTCATTTGCACGCTCTTCCAATACGTCTATATCGAAAGGTACGCATCTAGTATCTACTGAATAACCTCTACCCTCATATACGGCTGGCATAAGCAAATAGATATTGCCAAGACTATTTGTTGCAACTGCTGCATGAGAAGAAGACATACCGAGATATAAGGTATCAACACTATCGAAAGCAACAATAGACTTAATCATAAATGATACGACTTCAAATGTATGCTGCAATTTGTTTTCGATAGCCAATTCACGCTTGCAATCATCATAAGATAAGGTAATCTTACTTTCTCCAGATAAGCCGTGCAAACTAATAGTATTTGCACCATCTTTCTTTGCAACCTTACAGAATTTCTTTATCTCATTCCAAGTGTTTTTACCAAAATGCAAAGCGAGTTCATTTGATACCTTTGGAAAAACGCTTTTCCAATTCGGGTATCCGCCAATGTCACCGATATTAGAAGTAATACAATCAAATTCTAATTTGTTGCATCCCTTACCATTTACGATTTCCTTTATGGCTGTAATGCTATAGGTTTCTCCCTTCTTCATTTTCTTGCACATCAATGCAAATTTCTTAGGACAGATGAAGAAATTGTTTAAATTTCCTGAATGTTCCAATACCCTTGCAGGAAAAGAAAGTAATTTGTGCCCATCACTTGCAACCAAACAATTATTAGCTGCATCCAATATGATATAGTTCATAACAGGGCGCAACTCATCATCGGCAACAAATTTACAAAGCTCGCTCATTCCTTTGCTTACTTCAAAGGTAACTTTGCCCAATAGCTCGCCAGACTCTTCAAATACAAATTGTCTTGCATTTCTGCCAACACTCGCTAGCTTTTCAAAGACTGAAACAAAATAAAAGATATTCTTCAAAGGAAAACTGCAAGTATATGTACCAACACTAAGAGTGATCTTTTCGTCTTCATTTTGCTCATTACTGAAACAAAATTCTTTATTTACCTTATTAGCAATCTCGCTTGCAGTATATGAGCCGTAATCGGCTACCTTTGCCATTTTCTCCCATACTGCAAAAGCTATCTCATACAACTTGTTTAAGATAGCCAAATTCATTTCTTTGTCACTCATATCTCTAATTAATTGATGTATCTAAAATCATTTTTACCCAAACAAAACAAAGTATATCCACCTTTGAAAAACTGGATTAATCCACCATATTCCAATGTGTAATCATCCACCCAATACGTATCGCCCCATCTTTCAATACTTTTGTATTGACCGATAGGAATACTTATTTTTCTCTGAATCTTTCTCATATATCCAATTGTTTAAAAGTTATACATTTAACGGCTCTAAGATTGATATACAATCATTCCCGATTTGATGATGTTGCTTGTACCATACCAATGTATCAATAACTCGCTTATCATCTACAATATTCTTTCCAGAGTGAAGGGTATTATCTGTAATACTCTCGCCAACTTCAAAAAGACTACCTACTGCAATATGGTTATTAATGCAGGCTATTTGATTCTGTGGCATATTTGCCAAAGTTACAATATACTTTTTCATTCTCTTTTCTCCTATCTTTTAAATTAGTGCCGTGCCAAATCTCGCTTTTGGAGGTAGCTAAACTACTCACGGCTATAGTAACTTTTAAGCAATATCAAATGCCTCCATACATTCATTAAAGCCAAAATCTTTTTGTGCAGCCATTTTAATAGCCACATAAGCCATTTGCCTACCTGAAAGGTTGCAAAGTACGTAAGAAGTTGCAATTTCTTTAAAATAATTTTCGTACTGTTCGCCGTCATAATTAGGCACTCCAATACGTTTCAGTTCATTTATATAGTTATTATATTTATTCATATCTTTCTATTTTTAGCCGTTTATTTACTCTATATAGCCTTATATTTGGCTAGTTGGTAAGTTGTACCAATAACCAAATATAAGGGCGCACACTCTATTATTTAATCCTCAAATTTGGAGATAGTACTAGTTATTTCGCTAACAACTTGCAGCAGATTATCCAAATATAAGGTATCATACACCAAAGTATCTTTAAAGGTAAAATGTATTTCAAAGGATTCATCATCGTTCCAAACATCGAAATGTACCATACCTTTGGAACACTCGCAAAAGGTATTACTACTAAAAAATTCATCATTACATGTAATTTGTTCGCTAACTACATTTGCAGTAATACCCAAAGCACGAAGTATTATAGCTAATTTCTTTAAATTTTTCATATTGCTAATTATTTAATGTTACTTATTTTGTGGTGCAAACGGAATCGAACCGTCTAGAGATACCGACTATCTTTGCACCTATCCAATATGTTTTATGATATTGTCTTTTTGCCGTAATAACGCAAATTAAGCATTTCCTTTTGGCTAGTAAGTTTGCAGCCACACAATTTGTTATTTGTGCTGTAGGCTGCACCAAGCGCACGAAGACGGCTGCTAGTTGTAGCCGTATTAAAACCACCATCGGAAAAATACACCTTGCCACGTACTTTTGCATATATATATGTATCATACAAGCGTACAAATACATTTGCACCCTTAATAATTACTTCTGTATTACTTTCTCTGTAGTTAACTTTATTATTTATAGCGTTAACCATTCTTTGCTCTATCTTTCTCATTTTATTTGCGTTTTAAAAGGTTATTTACTCTTTTACGTATTTGTTCCAATTGCGCCCTACAATAATGCCTAATACGTAAGATATAAGGGCGAAAACGAAAGGTATTGTTATATCCATATCCAAATTAATCTTTAATCAAACTATTTAGCCATCCGTATGAACTGCTAGCATTAAATAATACCCAATTAATCATATTTAATGAACTAGAATAATCTTTGTTAATGCTTTCTTTTGAAGTGTTCAAAAAGTAATTGTTACCCTTTGCGTAATGGTCTTTTACTGCATCATTTAAAGAAACAATGCGCTTTGTTATTACTTTAAAACGCTCATTTAACTTTTGTACTCGCTTTCGGGTAATACATCCGTTTACTTTGCCCTCATCAAATGCACGACAAGCAGACTCTAACATATTACGTAAATCTCCTAATTCAACCGCCAAAATATCAATAATGCGTAAAATTCTAATATTCTTCATATCCTTATATTATTTGTACCTTTGCACCCACAAATAAGCGAGTGCAAAGGTTATTGTTATTACTTCTTTTCTCCCAATTCTCTTTTTGCCAATTCGTTTGTAGTTTCCCATTCCACATAGTCCCAACTTGTGCCGAAATGGTCTACACAAAGAATATATTTATCCAATAAGTCCGAATAAGTGAAAAGCAAGCCAAATGTCTTTTCCAGATACTCTACATCGTCATCGGTGCAATCTGTAATAAACCACTGATAAATGTCTTTTTGTGTGCCGTCTTCTTCATCGAACAGTTCAAAGCGCATATTATCATAAATAGATGGGTCTATCTCTGTAATATTGTTGCAGAGGATAAGCGCATTATTACACCAATTTACAGCTACTGAATAATTTGTTTTATAAGTTTTCATACCTAAAATATTTAAAAGTTACTAATTAATTTTGCTAATTCGGAAAAAACTAATAACTTTGCAACCGTCTTAAGTAAGCAAGTTATTTCGATTTTTCGATTTAATTTGATTCGCCCACTACTTTTTTAAGGTAGTGGGTTTTTTGTTTAAATGCACTCTACATCTCTTTTGATACCTGCAAGCAAAGAATAAATTTCTTTTTGGGCATCATCTATAAACTTACTATTTTGTGTGTAAGCCTCAGGGGTGTAATTGTCGATTGATACAACAACTTCAGCATTTTGAGTCATTTTCAATAACTCTTGCAATCTAGCTACCTTTTGAAGTGCTAAATAAGATAATGTTTGCTTTTTGGATAACTTTTTCATATTGCTTTAAAATTTTAAGTTACTAATTTGTTCCCTTTGCAAGATTCGAACTTGCAGAAAAGCCGATGTTTTCGCCTGCATTTAGTATGGGTATATATTCCTTTGGTTTTCATTTATCATCTAATTTATTTCGCTACTCTAACTTTTCGCTACTCACTTTAAGATGTTTCAACGCTAAATATATATAATGTACTTTGCAGCTACATTCTTTATAAAGGGATAACCGTTATAATTACTACCTTATGTTACTTTATTGTTGGCTAACATAAAAACCGCTTAATACTACTATATCGTATTGTTACACTAACATCTGTTAGGTTTCTGATAGTGATTTATAATAGAGCCTATAAAACGGCTAATGCTATATATTGCTATAGTCACGGCAAAAGATAGTTTTCATTTCTCTATTACACTAACATGAAAGTAAATCAAAGAACGAAGCATTGTTATATATGGATTCCTATGTCTTAAGTAAGCATCCTTATTTCTTAAATGCGATGCAAAGATACGGCTTTTTTCTGTATCTGCAAAGCTTTTAGGCAAAAAATATGAGATTTTTTGTGTTTTTTCTCGCTTTTTCTTGTTGGTAATAAATAAGGACACCGTTTTGCTATCTATGAAATGACAAAATAAGGGGTTAAATATGGGGTTGTTGTGTGATTATATAGGTTTTCACTATCTTTGCACGTTTGCAGCCCGAAAAATCATCTTTGCAGCCGTTTTCTTTATTATGTACGTGTGCGAGTACTTTATATATAGGAAAACGCCTAAAAGCGTATTATTTGCCGTTTGCAGCCGTTTTCCGTCTTAGATGTAGTTTGTACTATCTTTCTTTTGGTACGTTTGCAGCCGCTTATATTGTACGTTTTAGTTATCTAGATTATTTCTAAATAAAGTTTAATGTTTGGTTTTTCGCTCTGTTTGTACTCGCTTTCTGTTTTTGTTTCTTATTTAGATTAATTCTAAACTGAAAACTTTTTGGGAATTTCGAGTTTTTCTGCACCTTTGCAGAAACGTTCTATCTTTTTACTTTTTGTTTCTTTGCTTTTTCTCTTATTTTGGATAATTTACAGAAAACGAAAACAGAAACGAAAAAGCCGATTTTTGATGTGTTTTTGCCCGAAAATGTCCGTTTTTGTCGCAAATAAAACGCTAATTTTCAGTAGTTTATACCTATATAGGGTAATTTACACCCCACCCCCCCCGTTTTTGGCACTCGCAGGGTGGGTCAGCTCTCGTCCGAAATTTTTTATTTTTTTATTTTTTATTTTTTTTGTAAAATACTCTGATTTTTCAAATTCCGCTTTTCTACCGAATTTTGAACATTTTCTAGAACATCATATCTACTTTTGATTTTACATAAGTTTTCGAGATATTCATTTTCGCTTATTTTCGTGCGTCAGGTAGCGTTTTATGCAGCTTCGTGGTATAGTTTATCACCAGATTATTTTAAATGCCTTAGAACGCAAATTTTGAGCTATTTTTATTTTTGCGGAAAAGTAAGACTACTTTCTACTTTAATGTTCGTTTTTGCTATATATGGATTGCAGTTTCGATAGTCTATTGCAGGGGTTGTTTGCGAAGCATTCTTCTTAGGGGATGAGTATATAGTTTACTATATACAGGGGTTGACATCCCCTACTACGGCTGCGCGCGAGAGTACAATGGTTTATTTACGTGTTATTATTATATGGAAATTGCTTCAAATGTTAAATTTTCAATATGAAAAATCTGATTTATGCGGATAACATATATTTAATTGGGGATATGGGGAAAATGGTACAAATTTGCAATTTGTTAAACTATGTAAAGTTCATTTTTGGCTTGATTTTTTGGCGTATATTTGCAGCATAAATGTTTGATTTACGAATTACCGACTTTGGAATATGGCAGAAAAGAAATTCTACATACAGCGTTACTTGAAGTCCGAGCAGGGTGCTTGGGAGGCAGACGGATTGCGTAAGAGTCTGGAGGATGATTTCGGCGGCGGCTCTGTCCGCTACAAGTCATTGGACGGATTGAACTCCAAGGGTAAGCAGAAGGGTGTATATACCGAGAGCTATCCTGAGAGTGATGCGTTAAGAGTGTTCGTTGACCCGAATACTAGGCATGAGAGCACCAACGCTACGTTGTCAGTCTGCGTGTTCGGGTATGATGTTGACGGAACAACCGAGCTTTCCGTTACTGAGCAGATAAAAGCTGCCGAGAAAGCATGGGATAGTCTGTATGCTTACTTGGAGGGTTCGCTTATCCTGTGGTATGACGATTACAGACAGAAGAAAGCGTTGTTTTTGGTACAGGATGCTACAGAGCCATCAACGGACAACATCAAGAACATTCCGTATCTGCTCTGTTCGGTCAAGTTGGTAAACGTCTTCGGTCAGTCGTTTGATGGTGACAGTACCACGATTGAAGATTGGTTGAAGAATGGCGGAAAATAGAAACGACAGCATCCGCAAGGCGGTAGGACGTGTCTCTTAGATACAAGTCTAGGCAAACAGAAGGTTCGAGTTCCTTCTACGGTCGGTGGATGCTTTAAAATATATGCGAATTATGAACAAATACAAGACATCAATTGAGGTCAAGGGCGAAAACATCAAGGCATTGTTCGACTGCCCTATCGTTACAGACATCAAGAAAGCAACCGATGCGGTCGATGATGGTTTGGACGTTACCGATATGCTTTACAGCGTTACTGCCGTCAATATGGCAGGTGCTCACAAGCAGGTGAAGCGCGGTTCTGTATTGGCGCAAGACGTTTGCGGTCATTGGGAGATTATGACTGCCGATGAATGGGAGTTGAGGAAAGACGATACCATTAGCGATGGTTCATCCGAGGAGTTGTAATCATTTAAAAGTTGAGAATATATGCGAATAAAGGAAGAATCACTTGATAGGGCGTTGGAAGCGGCATCGTTGCAGACGAAGGGATTGCCGAAACGCTACACGGATGGTAAAGACCCATTCTGGATAATGGCAGTTGTGCTTGTTCAGAAGCGCAATTTGGAGGAATGCTACTGTATTTATCAGCAGAATGCGGACAAATACATGAAGCTTTTGCAAGACTTCGGTACACCGAGTCCTATCATGTCTATCAAGAGCATTCATCCTTACATGTATCTTGATGAGGCTCAGTTTTTGCCGAGCGGATGCATCGAAGCAAAGAAGAACTTTCTGAAAAACGAGCTTGGTGAAGACCCTAGGGCTTATGAGGTCGATGAAATGACGGAATCGGACGTTAATCACGCGTTATTGGAGATTGCCATTGCCAAACAGATGAGAGCTGATGAGGAAAACAAGAAAATTAACGTACTCAACGAGGGAAGCGATTTAGACGGAACGAGATTTGAGGACATTGAACGTCAGAAGTTCGATTTTGAGTTGGCAGAAATGAAGAAAGATGGATGCTCCAAGAAAGAAATTAAAGAGTTCATTGACGAGTATAATGCCAGTCATAAGCAGAAAGTTGACGATGAGCCATACATTTCAGAGGAAGACCGCATCCATAAGGAAATGGAATCAAAGGACGTTGAGAAAACTCCCGAATGCAGTATTGAAGGTGAGTTTGATGCACCTGAGATAGACTACGATAAGCTTCATGAGGAATCAGAGGCGTTCAAGAAAGAACAGTTGAAGGTTGCCAAGCGCAAGTGGAAACGTGCCTATGATGCCGATTCTGAGAAGCGTGAAGGAAGAGAGTTCGAGAACGAATTTGGCGAAGATGAGGAATGTGAGACGTTGCAGTTGCCGAATAAAGAAGCCGTTCCTGTAAAGCGAAAGCCAGGCAGACCTAAGAAATCGTCATTGGATTACACTGCTAGCAAGCGCGACACGACAAAGAAACGCGGTCGCAAACCATCATCAACTAAAAAATAACAGATTATGACTAAATCAGAGCTTTTAAATAATACGGAATTTAAGAAAGCAGACGGTAGTTTGCCTATCATATATATAACATCAGATGATGATGTTGTAAAAATCGGCGGCATTATCAATGCACCTATGGTTGGAAGAATTTATTTTAGTGAGGTTAAGAAAACCATTACTAAGGATGAATTACTTGCCAACAAAGAGTTCATTTGCGCAAGTGAAGATTCTGAGATACTTATTGATTTCGGTGGCTACAGACGCGAGACACTTGATTGCTATGTTACAGTTGATGATAGTTGCATTAATATCATTGAGCTATGAGGAAGAATCATCACAATCCTAATAAAGTGCCGCCGTTCAAACCAGACCCCGAACATTGGACTAGAAAAGTCCATTCATGGAAGGCGAAGGTCGCATACGAGACTGAGGATGATGCTTGGGAATTTCTGAATCAGAATCCGAAGTTAAAGTCTCTTGGTTATACTTGCTACCTGTGCAAGGTTTGCTCAAAGTGGCATATTGGAAGGTTACATAATAAATAGTTAAGATATGGATTATTGGAGTGCAAAATTCTATAAAGCAAACAATGAAAGAGCGGCTGATATTCTTGATAAAGTGAAAAATGGTATATGGCTGTTTTTGAAAGGCGAAGAAATTACAAGGGAAAGCGACTACTTCTTTCTACACAAATGTGGTGTTCTGTCTTGGGAAAGTAGATACGGAAAGCCCACACCATTTATTGCCGAAGTTGAAGAAGAGAAAACCATTTTAAAACCAGCTTATGATTATCAAGGAAGGTATGATATATGTAATGTTGATGTTGGTGGGGAATGTGACTTATTTAAAACAAACAAAGACCATGACTGTATTATCGTAAACACGCGTTTTTTTCTGCTAGGTCTTGGATTGAAAGATGTTTAACATAAATAGTTGAGAATATGAAGAAAAAAGGATATTACGAATACGACCAGCCAATCTATCCGCACAAGTTATGTGTTGCCATAGGAGTTAAATACGATGATATATCAAAGTTTTTCTCAAACTATGATGGCTCAGATATTGAAGAATACGACTTCAAGCGTTGTGATGGATATACATATTGGGGATGCATGGAGAAAAATGACAGAAGAAAGTGCATTTTGCTGCTATTCGAGAATACAAAATGTATGACCATGAACACCTGCTGTCATGAAGCCACCCACGCTTGCGAACATATCGAAGAAGAGATTGGTATGGAACATGGCGGCGAGGCATCTGCTTACTTGACTGGCTGGATTGGGTCTTGCATCAACAAGGCACGCTTGGGCAAAGGTGATTTTATTGAGATTAAAGATAAGGAGGAATAGCTTATGAGGAATTACTGCTATAAGGTTTCAAAGAATGGATGGAGAAGTCACGATAAGATAGATACCATTACTGGTATTCGCGTGTACGAACTTAACAAAACAAAGCATGACACAGAGCTTTGTGAAAAAGGTGTGATGTGCGAGGTGTACGAGGAAGGAACGTTCTATGATGAGCATGATGAGTTTTATTTCCAAGCAAAGAATACTGTCAAGGCTTCAAAAATCGGATTCTCGCATTATATTAACCGAGACTTGCAGAAGCTCGGTGAGAAGAATGTTAGGTTATTCTTGATGGATAATAGTATTTCTTTTGATGATGCTATGGCATTGTCTGAATCGGAGGCTTACAAAAAGTGTAAGGAGTATTATGAACGTTTAGTTAAGAAATAGCTTATGATTAAGAAAGAAGATATTAAGGTTGGACTGCGATTTTACATCACACGAAATGATTGTTTAAAATGCAATTTTGACCCGATAGGTATTCAGGGCGGCAGCACCCCTATTCTGTTCAATGTCGATAGAAAGGATGCTGATGTTTATATATGTACATCTGTTAGCACAGATTACAAGTATTTCGCTCATTTTAGCGATGCGGATATTATGATGTTTGGTACAAAGTTCGATATAGTAGCACCAGTTGCCGATAATCATAAAATAGATATAAATTCCGACATTGAAATGCATGGAAATATTCTCAATAACTTGCATGATACATACATCAAGAAAAATCGTGATTATGGGAATGCTTTTTCCGAAATGTATGATGAGCTTGGTATCAACTACGGCTACGGAAAGATACGAGAGAAAGTGAATCGTATCAAGACGTTGAAGGATAATGAAGCGCAAGTTGCTAACGAGCCATTGGAAGATGCTCTTCTTGACTGCGCTAACTATTGTATCTTGACATTGATGGAATATCAAAAACGTAAGGAACATGGAACAGACTGATTACACTTGCAAGGATTGTTTCTTCTTCAAGGATGGGGTTTGCAATGACCCTAATGAGGTTAGGTTTACTTCTGAGGAGAATCCATCTTGCATTAGTTTCGAGTACAAAACGATTGTAGAACAAAAAATAAATATATAGTTATGGCTAGAATTGCAAAAAAGAAGACTGTTGACAACAATGCAGGTTTGCTTAAAGTTGTTGTCGGAATCAACAAAAAAGATGTTGAAAGCGTTACCGACTTCGGTCATTTCTTCATCGTAATTTTAAAGGATTGTGCTATTTTCCACACACATATTGGATTTGAAGCACGTTTTAAGCGTTGGGGCGGCGTTGATATGGAAGGACACGCGCTTACCACTACAACATTCGCATGGCTTGAAAATCTTGTCGCGATGAAGAACGAAGTAAAGGGAAAAGAAAATGATATTTTCCCTGAGACTGATGTTACTTATCAAGATATGCTTGATAGTATGGTTATCATCACAGAAGCCAACATTACTCATCCGATTACAGCGTTCACTGATGCAGATGATGCTGCAAAGTTCGCAAAGAACAAGATGGATTACCTCGGTCGTATGCAGAAAGAGTTGGAAACTGTAATGAACACTCCAGTTTCCGAAGAGACAGAGGAAGACTTGAAGAAGAACTTTGAGCACGGTCAGCAGGCAATATTGGCTGAGCAAGCAGCCGATGCTCTTAATCAAGGAAAGGAATAGCTTATGTATAATGAATGGTATATAGAACTGAAATACGGACTATTCCGAGATTACAGGATTGTAAGAATGTGTGATGCTAACGGAGTGAAGCGAGACGGTATCTTTATACCATTCATTCAGAATGGAATCAAATGGGATGGTGTAAAGGTTAAGAATCCAGTTCAGTATCTAAAGCCGATTTGGGCTGCCGCCGATGGCTCAAGACTTCACAAGTTAGTTCCCATGGTTTCTGTGGATTTCAGGCAAAAGATGGAAGATGCAGGTGTATTGTCACCAGATGATAAATACCCTTGTGATACGGTAGGTTACGTTTATAAAGATAAAAATAAGATATAACGGCTATGATATACTTAGGTAATGATACGATGGATAAGGTAGAGCGGATGGTTTGCGAACAAGTGAACACGGCTATGAGTACTGAGGAAAAGGAAGGAGTGAATGCAGACGATTTATATGTCGGCAATACTAACATTCCTTTTGCGAGAGCGGTAGCAAGGAACTTTGTTCTTGACGTTCTACACAATCGCTATGGTTTTTCCTATGCCGTTATCGCACAGCGCGCGGACATCAATGAGAAATCTGCTATGCGCTGTGTCCGCAAGTGCCACGAGCTTGTCGGGTACGATAAAACCTATGCGTATGTGAACACTTTAATTAACGATAGATTGAGAGAATGGTATGGGGAATAGCAATGAATTATTGACGTTGAAGCGCAATGCCCTAAGATTGGGATTGTGCGGAGAATATAAAGGGAAATGGGATTCTGCCGCGAGTAAGCGAGAATTGGTAAATATGGCTCTTGATTCAAACGGAATTGAGTTTATGGCTGATTCTATTGCTTTCGGATGGGGATTGTCAAAAGAGTACCTTTTGAAAGAGTTTGGTGAGTTTGCCAATGGATTCTATCAATGTAACGAGCACGGATATACTAGCGAAATGTATATAGGTGCTCATGGAGTTATCAAGGCGCGCTCTACGATTATTCTTGTCGCATACTGCAATGATTTGGAAATTGAAGTTCCTGAGAATATGGTTACTCGCATATATGTGTGCGGAAAGAGTGAAGTTCGCATCGAATGCAAAGGAAAATGCGACCTCATAGAGTACGGAGAGGATAATGATGTTAAAATCATTGGCTACGATGACGTAAATATGACGCTAGGAACGATTTATGTGTCAGAGTGGAATAGTTGTAAGGATGAACAGAAATAATGCCTTACAGCTCATTTAAATAGCAAAGTTTGGTAAAAATATTTATATTATTTTCTTGTTTACAGAGTGTACGGCGGTACAACACAGACATAAAGTGTAATTTTACTTTTTATATTAGTTAAGGTTTAGTTAGATTTATGTTGATTAAAAAGGGCAAGTTCAGTTGTGAAACCGAGCTTGCCCTAATTTTATATATAGAACACAGAAAGCTAATTCATAAATACCTTGATACCATTTCTTCCTTGCTTGTGACCGCCCTTTACACAGCTAGCCAAAGTGTCGCGAATATCGGTAAGTATTGTTGTCTGCAATCTCAACTCAATGAGTACAGGACTGTTTGAAGTGTCTTGTGTTATCGCGTTGATACTATTGCCGAGCTTTTCTAACAGAGTGTCGCGGATGATACGAATGTCTGCTTGTTGAGTAGCTACATAATATCGTAGGCTGTTGAGTATCGACTCCAACGCCTGTGCTGTTGATTCCGTAACAGACTGAATACCTTGCTGCAAAGCTGAGATATTTGAACTGCCAGCAGGTTTGACGTTGAGAACATCCATCAAGTTCTTTGCATACTCATTGAATAATGCAAGGTTCTTGTCTTTCAGTTCCTTGATACCTTCGAGTTCTTTCTTGGTAACGTCAAGACCATTGTTTCCACCTTCGCTGCCCTCAGATACCGCTTTGTCGAATGCTTCAAGGATAGGCTGAATGTACTTTGATGTAGCTCTATTCATTAACTGCTTGGTGAGCATTGTATTGAAATACTCGTCAAACTTATTGTTGAGTGCTTCGAGTGCATCACTACCTTCATTGAAAGCATCTACCCACGCTTCAGAGAAAGCTTCAGCAGCAGATTTATAGTTGGACTGAGAACCGAAACCGCCAAGTGCTTCTGTCATAGACTCACCTAATTCTTGGATTGTTGTGTTCAAATCATCAATCTGCTGTTCCCATTCTTGAATCTTACCTTCATCGGGATTCTTGCGACCGCGCTCTGCATTAATCATTGCTTGGTACGCCTTCTGCTGCTTTTTAAGGGCATCGACCGATTTTTTGTTATATTCGTAGAGCCTTTGTGTATCAAAGGCATCGTCCATACTCTTTTTAAGCTTTTCGTAAGCGTGTTGCAAGGAATTTATAGCGCGTTCTTGGCGTGCAATTTCCTTATCAATCTTTCCTTCGTTGCTAAAGAGTTTAGCTACGCCTGTAAGCGCGCCCATTGCGCCCGATACGACACCTGCATAGTTTCCGCTATAGTATGAACCGATTGCTTGACCGATATTGTCAACGACACTAAGAGTGTTTTCGAGTTGTTCATCTGAACCGCCCAAAGCCTCAAACAATCCATTGAATGCTGTTGCCATCGTAGATACAACACTCGTAATATCCGTCACGGATTTTGAGAACTTAGCTTTTGCCTGCTCTTCCTCAGTCATAATCGTTCCGAGCTTTGTAATCTGCTCATCGGTGATGTTTAACTGAGATTTCAAAGAATCACGAATGCTTTTGTTGGTTGCTAACTTCAACTTTAAGGTTGTAACAACGCTTTCGTTCGCATCCTTATTCTTTGTCAGTTCGTTATATTCCTGTTCCAAAGACTCAACATAAGCATTTTGGTTCTGCAATTTGCTCGTCAAATCTGCTCTAAGTCCGTTAAGCTCTACGTATTTATCCACTCCGCCAGACTCCTTTAAGTCTTTGTTTGCCTTAATCATTTCTTTAAGTCCGCTAGTGAAAGCCTTGAAAGGGTTGCGTGAATTGCGAACTTCATTGACCTTATTAATCTGTTCAACAATAGACTTTGCATCTTTAGGGTCGAGATTTTTTAAATCAACACGAAGAGCTTGCAATCTTTTTGCCATTGCGTCAAGAGCCTTTGATGAAACCTGCTCTAGATTATCAAACAAACGAACATACATGTCCGAGTTTTGAAACTCTTTCCAGTTATTCTTGCTTGTTTTCTGCTGGTATTGGGCATCCAAGTTTTCCTTCAACTGCTTCTGTAACTCAGGATTCTTAGCAATATTCGCATTATTTTGCAACTTGTAACGCTCATTGATATACCATCTATCGAGTTGAAGCTGATCTGTCAATTGCTGCTTGTATGCTTTAATCAGCTCTTGTGCTTGATTAATTTGGTCTTGATAGACTTCCTTATCAAGTTTCTGCATTTGTGACGCGTATTCCTTTGCAACATCATCCCCCCACTTAGTTTGGTCTTTACCCCATTTTGCTTCAAAATCATCTGTAATAGACTTGCGCACATCACCGAAAGAAGAAGTCAAATCCCCGAACATACTTTTGATGATGCTATCAGAAAGACCTTCTCCTTTGAGCTTCTTAAACAAATCGAGCTGTGAGAATGCTTCTTGCGCATTGTTCTTCGCATCGTCAAGTTGTTGCTTGAAATATTCCTCATCAATTTCAAGACGGATTTCAGTGGCGTTGCGTAAGGCGCTGCCACGTTTTCCGAGTTCCTTATATTGGCTTGCAAGATATTCTATCTTCTTTGCAATAGTCTGACGGTCTGGGATAAAGTTGTTTATATTCATACCAACATTCTTTGCCGCCAACGCAAAGTGCTTACGAACATCGGCTGTAGCTTGCTCTTCGCCTTCGTATTTTATGAGTTTCTGATATTCAGAACTCATATCCTTCAACAGAGAAATGCGCTCGTTGAGAATATCGCGCTGTTCTTTTGCCGCATTTTTTGCTGCTTTTTTGTCTTCTTTTTCAAAAGGATTCACTCCTAATCCCTTTGCGGTGTCAGTTGCAGCATTCTTGTATTCGCGAACCATTTGGCGCAAAGTTGAAACATCTATAGTGTTTCCACCTAAACGTGGGTCACCTGCTTTAAACATCTTTCGGATAGAATCATCAACTTTGATTTTCTTCGTGTTCTTTCCTACGGAAGCCAAACGTTTTTCGAGTTCACGCCAATTCTTTGCAGCTTTAGCCGCATCATCACCTTTTTCAAGGAAACTTTCAAGAGCCTTATTGTTTGTAATCTCCTTGACAACGAGATTGATGCCATACTTTTTCTTTGCAAAGAAACCAGAGAGATAATCATCAACCCAGTTTACTTCTTTCTCCATCGAGTTTTTATTGATGGAAACATTTATACCAAAGTGTCTATAAGCAAGGTCTCTCTCATATTGATTCCAATCGCGCTCTGCCGCAATTCTGTCAATTACGCCTTGTATTTTTATAGGGTCATTGCTATATTTTTTTCTTAGGTTTCCAAATACAGCATCAAACTCGCTGTTCAATTCTTGCGCCTTATTTTGTACGCTGTTCATCGCACGGATAAGGTCATTGAAATCAGCTTGCGAAGTACCAATGAAAGATGGCATTTTATAGTCGCTGCCGCCTTGTGCTATGTTGATTTTCTTTATCAACTCATACATACGTGTCATATAGTCAATGTTGGATTCGTTATCCTTTTGACCTGCACGTATCTCATCAAAGTATTTCTTCGTGGTCGAAGTGGCTTGTTTATAGTTTGCGTTAATGTTTGCTACAACTCTCTCCATTTGCGAAGACTTTGCGAGAGCATCAATCACAGCATCCTTGTAATCGCCTGCATCATCATCAAGACCATCTGTAAACCAAGTATTCCAAGCATCATTCTTGGCGTAATTTCTTCTGATAACCTCAATACTATCAATGAAATCTTTATATTCTTTCTCAACCTTACTGAAAGTAGTGTTAAGCTGGCTTACATCGAGAGTATCTACATTGATTTTGAAAGTCAGTCCGTCTTTTGATGCGGCATCAATAAGCTTTTGTAACGTTGTACGTCTATCTTCGACATTCTTTTCTAAATCCTTTCCTTCTAATTTGCCATTTGCATTTTTGGCTGCATTTGCAAGGTCGTTGTACGTTCCAGCTAAAGCACCTATTGCGCCCTTTGCCTTTATGGTTTCTTCTTCGGCTTTACGTACATTTTCGTTGTACTTGGAAATCTTATCATAAACAGTAGTTATTACTTCTGCTACAGCGTAAATTGCAAGACCTACGCCTATACCTGATAATGAACTTTTAACGAGACCGCCAAAATCTTTAAGAGCTTTTTTCATTCCATCTAAGGAATTTACGAAAAGAGCCTTGTATCTCACGATACCTGTGCCAGATGCTTGCGAAAAAGCTTGTCCTAGACTAGTCTTTGCAAACATAGAATTAGCTTTTATGGCAATAAGAATAGGTATAAGAGCTTTTCCTATCTCTGCAAGAGTCTTCCAATTATCAAGCAGAGAAGTACCCCAGCTTACCATTCCCTTCATTGTTCCCTCGTTAGCCTTGCCAATATCATTAAGCATCACATCGAAAGCATCCTTCAAGTTGGAAATCTTACCTTGGAGAGTTTCAGCCTGAATCTCTTGCATATTGTAGAATGTTCCACCCTTATCGGTCATGCGTTGGAATATCGCTTCGACATCCTCAAATGTGACCTTACGCTTGGAAATCATATCAACAATCTGCGCGGTTGTGTACGCTTCTCCCTTAACTTCCTTGAAGTATTGTTGCAACTCGCCATACATATTAATACCAGCCTCGGTAAACTGACGAACCTCAGAACCGCGAAGGTATGCAGCAGCCTTGACTTGTCCGTATGCAAGGATAAGTCTTCCCATATCAACGCCAAGACCTGCTGAAACATCGGCAAGTCGCTTGGTTGTATCATAAAGTTTATCAGACTCAATTCGGTAAGCGGAAAGTTGCCGTGTGTAATCCACCAAGTCCTTGATACGGAAAGGTGATTTAACGGCAAGTTCTACTGTTTTGTTGAAAATCTCGTCTGCCTTTGGCTTGTTCTGCAAGATAGCTTCGAGTGAACGCTCTGAAAGTTCAAACTGACCTCTGACTGATGCAATCTGCTCGACAAAATTCTTGACAGAACCCACTGAGAATGCAAATGCCATACGCTGTGCCCAACGTGACATATATCCAGCCATATATGATGTTTGTTCGGTCAACGCGCGAGAATTAACACCAGCCTCTTTCAAGTTTTTGTTATGTTGCTCAATTGCAGCATTGAGAATATCCAATTTTCGCTTATAATCAGCATCGGTTTGAGACAACTTCATACGAGCCTCTTTCAGATATTCTATAGCGCGTACTTGGCGGTTGAGCGTATTTGCAGTAGCAGAGAAATCGAGCGCACCTTGATAGGTGGTATTTGTCTTATTGTTTCTTGTCTGATAGTCTTTTGCCCTATCAGCGTATGCTTTTCTCTGTTTGTTGTTGTATGATTGCTCCGCACTCACCATCTTATCGAGAGCCTTCTGAAAAGCAACAGCACGTTCATTATACATCTGCTGCTGGTATCTCAACTCATCCTGTAATGCCTTCTTTCGCTTAATAAGTGCATCTTGGTCTGCCTTGGTGAGATTTTGTGTTGTATCTCGCAACATACTTTCAATAGAACCAATTTCTTGCTTTAACTCAGCAATATTCATACCGCTAGCACCCTTTGCAGATTCCTGTAATCTCTGAAATGCAAGTGCCGCTTGCATAATACCACTAGTGCCAGAACCATTCATCTTAGATAGCTGTGCTACCATATTTTGAATGTTCTGTGCAGCTGACGTAATGTTATTGTTCATGTTACCTGCACTCGCACCTACGTTTGAGATACCACTGCTTGCATTTGAAGCAGATGCGTTGATTGTTGCGAGTTTTGCTATAACTTGGTCTAAAGAATTAAGGAACGGCTTAGTACCAACAGACATATCCTTGAAAGATTGTGTTACACTAGACGCGGTATTTTTAGCCGTATCTTGTAACTTCTGCAACTTATCATCAGCCTCTTTGATTTTCTTCAATGCAGACTCTGGTATAATAAGAGCACTGCCTAATGCTGAATCTGCCATAATTCAAAAGTTTAAGAGTTTATAAAATAGGTATTCCAAGGTCATTGAGATTTCGTAAATCCTCTGCACCATTGATTACCTTTGCATTCTTTAATTTGTCGTTCTTCTGATTTTTGTCTTTATCTGACGATATATACTCTATATGAGTAAAATCCATAGACGCAAGGCGAATCTGCGGAACGGTCATTCTCCACTTATATTCTTCTTGCGAGCACCATGTGTTGGCACGTAAGAAATCTATCATTTGTCCGTATTCTGTTCGTGATGGGATAATTCGGTTGCTTGCTTCTTCCTCATCAGAGCTTGACTGCGGACGGTCTGAATCACATTGGTACTCGCGAAGAAAAAATCCACATCTAGCAAATTGAGAATCTCAACGAGTAATGTTGCCCAATCCTTGATGTCATAGTCTCCCCAAAGTAACTGGTCGTAAACTTGTTGGTATTCCTCAGAATCAATGCGTTTTTTGTCATTGAGCAAGGATAATGTGATTACTCTTGCCACCGATGGAATGTTGATGGCAAACTCCTTGATAACATCACCCATTGATAAGTTTTCGCCCTTGACTATCTTGCAAGCCTCCTCTGCAATCATCCATTGAGTGCCTGGCTTTAATGCTCTTATCTCCCACTCTGTACCTTGCAGTTTTACAATTGTAGGAGAATCATTCATAATTTGCGCTAGACGTTCCATTGCAGCATCAGACAAAGGAGAACTAGGTAACACCTTATTCTCGTCTTCTACAGATTGTTTCTTAGCCTTATTCGGGTCTTTTTGTGCTCTATATACTTTTCCCATATATATGAATTACTTTCTAATCACACTTACTGTTCCATTATACTTCTTGGATAGGTTTTGTAGCTTTTGAAACGACATGGAAATGACTCTGTAAGATTGTTTCAGATTACCACCGCCATCTTCCAATATCTTAGCATAGGGCATAGTCGCAACGACAGCCAAATCAATTACTCCACTAGGGGAATAATCGTTTTTGAGATATTCGTTTATCGCCTCACGACCTTTAATTTCTTCTCCATACCAATTCTTGCCTTTGGATGCTTTTGGTGAGGATGATAAGTAACCTATCTTTTCAAGCTTGCCTTCGACGTAAATGCCATATCCGTAAGAATCATAGAGGTTGTATGTTCGATGTGTGTACGTAATCTCTTGAATACATTCTCTTAACACATTCTTTGCATCCTTGTCTAATTCCTTCGTAATAAGCTTTAATGCTTTTTTGTATAATGTTTCAGCCATAAATGATAAAACTTAAAAAGGAGCGGACAGCATTAAAGCCGCCGCCCCTTGTATATAGTCGAGAATTGTTGAAGAATCTACACTATGCACCAGCAACTGGCAATGTGTATGCAGGGTCAATGTAGAATGGTGTCTTGCGAGTTACACCGCCATCTTTAACCTCAACCAACTGACCTGTGCCAGCCAACGCAACCTTTGCCAAGTTAGAGTTCAGAGACTCAATGGTTGTCTTGGAATTGAGCTGCAACTTAGGCAGAATCAATGCTGTGTGTGTAGTACCGTCTGCGTTGTCAAAAACTACTGCGACCTCTGCATACATCAGCTTGTAACCAGATGGAGCGTAAATCTTACCATCAGTACCCTTTGTAAAGCCGCACAATGCAGTCAATACAGGAGCTTGAGTATCTGCAACCTCAGCAGCAAACTGATACTTACCAGTTGTCACGATAGACATGATAGGAGTATCAGAAGTCTCGCGCTCAATATCGGTAGTATCGTTATCGTCCTGAAAGATAGATGTGGTGTCGCGAACAACATCGTCCAAATCGTAATAATCGTCACCAGCTGCATTACCATTGAACGGACGAACAATAATGTGTGAAGGCTTAGAGAGCTTGATTGCACCTGCGCCTGTACTTGTAACTTTCGTTGCCATATTGTTATGAGTTTAAATTGTTATCCTAAATAAATGAAATAATTAACGTACAATAACCAAAACAGAAATTATCAGAAAATGAAACTGACGGTTTGAATCATATCCGCTATCACGGTATAATGTACTGATTGTATAGTTTGCGTCTCTTGATTCATCAATGATTTTGTCAAGAACACCTTCCATCTTGTCAAGTAACTTTACATTCTTTCTCAGTGGAGTTCCCTTTGGTCTTGCATAGAGATAAATGTTAGCATAGCCAGAAGAATAACCGCCATAATCTCTTTGCTGACCTACGTCAACATTGACAAAATCATCCCAGTTCTTACTAGTTGTAGGTGGTAATTCCCCGACAAATATGTTGTCTGAGATTTTCCCCTTAGTAAGAAGCATCGAAAAGAAATTCTCAATTCGAGATAATCTGCGATTAATCCTCTGTGCCATACCTTGTTATCCTAAATACATTTTACCTTATGATGAAAAAAACTAAATGTCAGTACCTTTGATGTAAGCTACACATCCATGCATTTGTGTCGGATAAACGCCAATAACCATTCCGTCAACGTCCATTCCGTACATCTTTCCACGGAAACGAATGCCAGCATTCAAACTTTCAGGAATATATTCTTCATCTTTTCCGTCTTCTCCTTCTTTCGTTGGCATCGGAAAATAGATTGTATATCCTAGCGTAACAACACCCGAATTAAAGAGTTTGTTGGTTTCCTGAATATCGCAATCAGTTTCAAAAATGATAGTTTCTACATTTTCTGTTTCTGACTCATCTGCACTAGTATCAGTATCGCCTAACATATCCCCATCGTCTCCGATAAGGTCACCATCTTCTTTCGGCTTTTGTTCCGAGCGGTAGAACACACCATGATAGGCATATTCAGCCAAAGCATTTCTGTCAGTGTACATAGCTTACCAATCTGTTTCTTCAATCCATTTAACCTCTCCATCGGTTTCATTGAGAGCATCAAGTTTATCATCCTCTCCATACTTCTTGTAAAGTCTTTTGAGTTCTGATTTGATACTCAGCAATGCAGCCGATGTAATGGTCTGAGCACCTACTGTAAGAGTATATGCGCCATGTTGATTTGTGGTCGATGCTGTCTGATAGACACCGAATACAATCTTTTCCAAGAGTGCAATCTTACATCTGTCTTTCTGTTCTTCTGTCAAGTCCAAATAAGACTCAACATCAGAAACGCCGCAATCCAAAGCGACATTGTTTAATGCCGATTTGTCAAAGACAAAGTTAGTCATGCCGCTCAGATAGTCCAATATGTCAAACTTCGATGCTGCCATTGAGAGATAAATGAATTAAATGTTATCGTATATTGTGAGTGAACCACCATTAATTACCTGCTGTTGAGGTATCAATGATTACGTGGTTCATAAAGTCGAGAAGTGCAGGGCAAGCCGACATCATGACCTTAGTCTGCCACTCGCGGAACTGACCGTTATCCATTGCGTAGTTTCCTACGGTTACGAGTCCGTCAGCGATTGAAGCCCAAGAAACATCAATATTCTTTGCGCCATACTTCTGTTGAAGTGTCTGGTCGTAGATAGGAGTCCACTTGAACTCAACGCTATCACCAGTAGGGCAAAGTACAACAATCTTATCATCCCAACCTTGCACGAATGTGTCAGTTGTAACAGTCTTGTTGCGCTCCTTCTCAACGACAATCTCGATAGGAGAAAGACCTGTCATGTCGGAAAGTGATTCCTTGAAGTCCTCGTCCAAAATCTGCATGTTAGCAGTATATGCGCGGTCGTGAGCCTTGCACCAGTTGATATACCACTCCTTAACCTCCTTGTTCTGCAAGAATACATCACGGTACATCTTGCGAGTCATCTTCCATACGAGAGAAATCTCAGTACCGCCACGCTCATCGCGATAATCGTCTTCAATCTTTCTCATCTGTGAGATAAGGTTGCAGTCTGGGTCAGTCCAAGCCTTTGCGCCAGCCTTCTTGCGGTTCTCTGTTGGGAATGGCTCAACCTTCTGCAAGAACTGCTGCAAACCTTCACCCTTGCCCTTCCAACTCATCTTTGCAGTTGTCATAATCTGTGCTGTCAGGTTAGAGAGTGTTGCCTCTGCTGAGTTCTTACCTACCTGAACAACATCGCGCACCCAAGCAGCCATAAGGTCTGCATCGTTGCCGAACTGTTCAAAAAGTTTCTCTTTGTACTCGCGTTGTCTTGCGTTTTCAGACCACTTGTAACCGATGAAGTCTGGAATTGTACCTGTGTACATCTCCAAACCCTCGTTATCCATTTCTGGAGCATCACCAAGTGGAGCGCGAAGGTGCATCAAAGGAGCTGCCTCTGCCTTGCGAGACTTGATGCTGAATGAAGCCACGCCATCGTAGTCTGTAGGTGTAGGCATAGAAGCTCTACGACCTTGTGTGAGATACCAGCCATAGTTAGTATAGAGCAACCCCTTGGTGTTCAATAAGGTTCTCAGAAAGTTGATGTTATCCTTAGAAGAGAACAACTTGGCGTATCTCGAATTGTTAAAATCAAATTGTTGCATATCCTGAATACTTAAATTAATGATATGTTATCCTATTGTTATCCTATTGAAGTAGAGCGGTTAGAATCCGAACCATCCGTTCTCTGTTCTTGTGTTCATCGCAAGTACGGCTGGTGGAAGCTTGTTGCACTTTGCCAAGTTCAAGATTACTCTTGAATCCTTAATCAATGCTGGAGTATAAGAGTACTGAGCACCCTCACCTTCCTCAACATTGGTTGATAAGTTAGGGTCATAGAAGAAGTCGTTGTCGCGGTCGAAGTAAGTGTTAGGATTTGTAACCATAGGAGCTACGGTTGCACCTGCCTTTTCTGCCTCTACGAGAATATCGCCAACCTTCAATGCAACTGCAAGAGTCGCTGAAAGAGTGAGCTTCCAAACATCCTTGCCACCTTCGGTTGTTTTCTCTACAGCTGTAATGGTAACACCCAAAGACTTCTTTGTAAAGTCTGACTGTGCCACCATGATATTATCACCTGCAAAAGGAATGTGATGATAGCCATCATTGACAACCAAAATGTCGGTATCAGTGTTTGTAGCCGCCTTTGCCAACTCGTAATACTTCAAAATCTTGACGGTCTGACCGCCATTCTTGCCGTAAGTGTCTGGGTCATACTCGCAAAAATCACCTGCGTAAGCCTTAGCGCGACCCTTGAACGGATTTGTGATAACACCACCAAAAGGAGGGTAAACGAATGCGTCCTTGTTGCCGCTTACGAGGTTAATGAAAACGCTTCTATGACCGCCAATCTTACCATGTGCTTGGATGAGTGTACGACCGCCAAAGTGACCGCCATATCCATGCTTCAAATAGAAATCATCTGCTGCTGCCATAATTTGTAAATTTATTTAATAGTGAATGAATAATGTTATTCGCCTGCGTCAGGGTTCACGATACCCACAACATCAGAGAAATCGTCAGCCTTGTCATTGTCACCACCGCCAGCACTACCTGGAGTGTTGTTGTTTGGCTTTGAATGAGAGAGATTGTAAAACTCTTCCGCATCCGTAAATTCCTGCTCGATGTCCGAGTCCTTAGTGAGGTTCAACTTGTTCATGTATTTTTCAATCCACTTACTATCGTTGATACCTTTCTCCTTGAACTTTGCGAGAAGTTCACTACGTTTCTGTGATACAAGCTTAGATGCTTCGTATTCTGCATCCTTCTTCTCTAGAGCTTCCAAGCGTTCCAAAAGCTTCTTTTCTACAGCCGAAGGCTCTTTGTCATCGTCCTTTGGATTTGGCTTAATGTCGGGATGCTCATCGTTCCATTTCTTGATGAAGTCGGCATTGTCCTTCTCGTAGTTGCCGTTAAGGGAAACATACTGCGGCAAAATCTTCTTCACCAAATCATCTAACTCTGTATCTTCACCAGCTAAGAGGTCAAAGTGGGAATCACTCAAACTCTTGATTGTCTTTTCACTGATGGAAAGGTGTTTTCCGTTTGCAGTGAGTTTTGCTTTTAGGGTGTCTAAAAGTTGTTGTTTTGTAAACTTCATATTACTAATTTTTAAAATTCTGATGCAAAGATAATTAAATAATGTGGTGATTTTTAGGTTTTTAGAAACTCTATTTGTTACGTAACCAATATAGAATTAATTTCACACTATTATATATTATAAATTATGTATCTTTGTAGCATGAACACGAATAAAGATATAGAAATCAGACCACAAGAGGGCTTTCAAATGTCCTTTGCAAGTAGCAACGTTGACGTTGTTTTTGGTGGCGGAAATCTCGGAGGAGGCAAATCGTATGGTCTTGTACTTGCGATGGCAGAGCCGTTAATGACCGACCCAGATTTTCGTGCAATGATTTCACGCCGTTCACTTGGTAATCAAAAAGCAGGTGGAGGATTCGTAGAGAAGTTTAAACAGATATTCGGAGCTGATTTTGTAAAAGTCAGAGAGAGCGAGAATCCGCGCGTTACATTTCCGAATGGAACGTTTGTCGATTTGACGTATCTTGACGATTCCAATATGGATAAGTTGAGAGAGCGCGCGAAAGGATGGGAGTACGATTTGATTGCGATTGACGAGTTGACGGAGATGACTTGGGAAGTTTTTTCTTACGTCATGACTCGAAACAGAGGTCAGAGCAAGACGTTTACAGGTAAGTTCTTTGCAACACTTAACCCGAAGCGTAGCCACTGGACGAGAATATTTCTTGATTGGTATATTGGCTCAGATGGTTTTATCATCCCAGAGCGTGATGGTGTAGTCAGATACTTCTATTGTGCAGGACCGACTGTTAAGGATGTTGTTTGGGGAATGTCTAAGCGAGAAGTCTATGAAAAATGTAAGATAGATATAGACAGAAAGCTTAAAACCATTGGCGGCAACTTTGGATATGAAGTAATGATTAAGAGTTTTGTTTTCTATCAAGGTAAACTTGGTTCAAACAAGAAGATGCTTGAAAACAACTCCGGCTATTTAGGTTCTGTAGCGGCATCGGGCGGTAGAATGGCACAAGCTCTTATGGAGGGTAACTTCAATGTTGACCCCGAAGAAGAAGAGGATATTCCGATTCCTAGCCAAGCGGCACGAGATTGCTTCGTAAAAGACCCTGCCGTAAATGGTGACAAGTGGATAACAATCGACTTGGCAGATTTCGGAAAGGATAATACTCTGATGTTGTCGTGGAATGGATTCCATATTGTCAATTACGAAATCGTTATGCATTCAACACCGCGAATCAATGCTGAAAGAGCTAGGCTGTTTGCGGCTAACGAGGGAGTGGCAGAAAGCCATATTATCTATGATGCTACGGCAGGTAGGTATTTCAATGACTATATACCCGATGCTATCCCTTACATATCAGCAGCAAAGGCAATGGGAGTTTATTACTTGTCTGCTATGACAATAAAAGACCTATGTTACTTGCGACTTAGCTACATGATTAAGCGAGGACAGCTTACATTTTCTGATAAGGTTGCAAATGCGGTTTATACGCATCAAAACCTCAAATACAGAGTTTCCATGCAGAATGAGTTCATGGAAGAATGCGCGGTAGTTCGCTTTGACAAGATGCCGAGCGGAAAGAAGAAGTTGCAGAGCAAGAAGGAAATGAACAGAAATCTTGGAAAAGACCGTTCTATGGACTTGCTTGACCCTTGCGCAATGAGAATGTACCCATGTTTGAATATGGAGTATGGTAGCGAGCTACAGGAGGGATTCAGACTTGCAGAGAAAGAAGTTGAAGAAAAAAATCCTAATGCTCAGAGCATTTATGATGATACGTTGTACTATTAATTTTAGAATATATGCTGAAAAAAGAAAATATAAAAATGATTCTTGAATCCGTGCGGATTGACTGGGATAAATGCGATGAGAAAGACATTGCGTTTGCTATCCTATGTGACGCATTGGAAGATAAGACTTTAGCATATCGTCTTGCTTATCGTAAGAGCGAAAAGGATGCAGCGAAATTCTATGAAACTCCACGATTCAAGAAACTGCTAGATGTTCTAGAACCTTTCGGTATCGGCAATGTGAATAACAACGCTATTACTAAGGAAGAGAACAAAAACGAGCTTCTTAAAATGCTCGACAAGATAGACCAAGCTCTTAGTGATGGAAATCTTGAACCGAAGGACGCATTGAAGATGCAGACTGATATTCGCGTTAAGCTGAATGATAAATTTGAGATGGAAGAGTCACAGAAGCAGAAACGAATCATCGTAGTACCAAGCAAACATGATATTGTTTGTCCTAATACCAACAGAGAATGCAACTATTGGGCTTCAAGAAAGGCTTGTTGCAGACATTACGGTTTGATTGACCCGCAAGAGAATCGCGAAGCGAAAAATAACAACGATGTTGAACCATCATTAAATGACAATAGCGATGAGTAGAAAGAGACAAGATATAATTAATGATTTTTTGGAGAATCCACAAAAGCTGCTTCTGAAAAAGCCGTTTTTGAGAGGTTCGCGCTCTATTACCATCAATGATTCTTCTGATGGTTCAGATATTAAGACAAACTTCCGTAAAGAGGCACAGCTTCCGAATATCAGCAAGATAGTTGTTAGCCAAGAGCGTTTTGCGAAGGAATTAGACCCTTATTCTCATAGGGTATTATTTGATACGAATTTACCTTCTATATGCTGTAAACTTGATGATGGCAGTTATTGTGAGATTGAGTTTAAGAAGTTTGGTATTCCTATGCAACGGCGTATTGTTGACAAGAAGGCTCTCTGCTTGGGTGGCAACAAGCGCAATCACATACTGCATGACAGCAATCCGACTGATAAACTCAAAAAGAACTTTGCCGATTTCAAATGGCATTGGGATGAAACGAATCAGGATGGTATCGAAATGGAAGCTATACGCATTCAGCAGAGTTATGGTGATGTAGGATTACTCGTTTACATGAATGAGGATAACGAAGTGAAATGCCGATTGTTCTCGTATGAAGATGGCTATCAGATTATCACCCATAAAGACGATAACGGAGAACCGCTTCTTGATTGCGTGTATTATCGTACTGAGGACAATGTAAGACACATTGATGCATACGATAAGACATATCATTATCATTTCACAGATGTATTCGTTCAAGACGTTGATACAAACGAAGTACTGAAAGGATGGTGTTTGGAAAGCAAGGAAGTGCATGGATTCTCAGAAAGTCCACTTATTACAAAACGTGGTGATGTTGCTTGGAATAACGGTCAAGACCTTATCGAGCTATTCGAGATTATATATAATCTGTTTGCGGTCATCCAGAAACGACATGGATGGGGAATCCTTTACATCAAGGGTAAGCTCAATGAAACCGCAAAGAAGATTGCTGGTTCTATCATCTTGAATGACACAAGCATTGAAGGAAATGGTAGTGCTGAGTTCAAGACTCCACCTTCTCCACAGAACATGATTGAGTTCATGCAGTCAATTCTCGACCAGTTGCAGATTGCTACAGGATGTACATTTATCTTGCCGAAGGATATTAAGTCTAGTGGCGATATAAGCGGTTTGGCAATTCAAATGACACGCTCTTTGGATATTGAGGAGGCTAACAATGCAGCTATTGAGTGGCAGAATTTCGTCAGCAAGCATTCAAGACTGTTCAAGGAAGGATTGGCAAAGCAGTTGGTTGCAAGCGGCGAGAATCCTACAGCTATCACTGAGTTTAAGCAGATGAGAATCAGCACATCATTTAAGCCTTGGCAGCCATTCGATGAAAGTGCATGGAATCAGATGCTTTGTACATTGAGCGGTGCAGGTTTGATTTCTACTAAGACTGGTGTTGAAAAGAATACTATTTCTGCACCTGACGAGGAAGTAAGATTGCAGACTCAGCAAGAAGAGGCAGATGAACGTGCCGAAAAACAAGCTGAGATTACCGCAAGGACAAAGAATACAGACAACAATAAAGAATAAACATGAAGGCAAAATCATTATACATACAAAAGTTGGCTTACGATGAGAACACTGGTAATGAAATTATCGGTTTGTTCCCATCGGAAGCTAACCCTGCTATTGTATCATCATATACCTACGATGCAAAGCGTATGGGTGGTGCTCCTACCCTTACTGCTACAATATATTCTTCTGAGCCTTTGCAATGGAAGAAGGAAGAGTTCGTGGAGTACAATGGCGATAGATTCTTTGCGTCCTATACACCAAACTCTACAAAGGATAATTCGTCTAGAATGTGGAAGAGTGAAATCACTTTCACATCTAGAAGAGAATTGCTTGATAACACTCTGTTCTTTGATGTTGTCGTTGATGATGTTGATACACAGAACAAAGACAGATACCGCTCAAATCAGACAAAGTTCACGTTTGGTGGAACTATCTATGAGTTTGTTGCTCGCATCAATAGCTCAATGGCATATTGCGGATTGTATCGTCCTACAGATGAACACAAGGGATATTACGTTGTTATTGATGAAGGATATGGAACAGACGAAGTTAAGGAAGTATCATTTGAAGACCAATATTTAACTGATGTTTTACAACTTATCAATACGACTTTTGAGCTTGATTACTACTGGGATGGCAGCGTTTGTCATGTCGGCAAGGTACAGCACGACTTAACCGATACACCTATAAAATATGGTAGTAGTGATGCCCTTATATCCGTATCAAAGGAGAATGCGAACTATAAGATAGTTGACATGATAACAGGTTACGGTTCATCTGATAACCTGCCATATTACTATCCTAATGATGATGAGTTTGGAGAAGCAGTATTCAATACGGAGAATTTTAGCAAATCTCTTGTTTCGTCAATATCACTTGGTGATGTTTGGAAATGGAATAGTGATGTTTACAACAACACACTGATATTTAGTAAGAATAGCAAGGATTATTATACTGCAAATGTATTTGGAACATCAAGCTATCTTATAACAAACTTCGGCGGTAAAGATTACAAAGGAAAAGGAGAAGAATCTAAAAATGTTATCCCTACTTGCTCTATGGGAGAAGAATACACAGAGCATAATTTTTCTGCTGTTTCTAGGCTCATAGGAAGTACTACTATATGGACGTTGTTTGAATTTACCAGTTCTGCAAAAGAAGATACTGTTAAAATGGACGGATTGTCTTTTGTAGCAAAGGAAGCTGATAGTGCTCTTAAATTCGGTTTAGAATTTAGCTACGAATATGCCTACTATGTTGGAGAAAATACCAATATAGATACTGCTTACAAGAGTATTCAGAGTGTCCGTGGGGGAGGTTCAATGTCAGGAGAAGGCGGTAGCTCTTTTGGTAATAGTGATTCTGATGTAAGTAATGGATGGGCTTTTGGAGATAATATAGATGGGCTATCTAACTACACAAAGAGTAGCAAAAAAGAACATACATTTGAGCGTAATTCTACAAGTACTATTGTAATAGCCTGCAAGATAACTGCAACAAATATCAAAAAAGCAAGTGGAACCCGCAGAATGAATACTGTATCTACGAGTATTTCAGGTAGTATAGAATTAACGCGCAAGCCGAGCAGTGTTTATTACTTTGAAACATCAGATGGGCATACTCAACCATACGATGAAAGCGGAATCAAGATTAATGGTATAGGTGATATTCCACATAAAGATTTGACGTTTTCGTTTGATGGTACATATTGGAACGCAACAGAAGGTGGAGAAAATAATGCCGCAAAAATAACGATTACAGACCGCGTATGGCTTGCACCATCATCGGTACTTATGCCTTCTATATATCGCAACACGAAAGGTGCAGAGCGTTTCTATTATGCTTTGAATAACACCCACAAGTTGCCAAGCGGTAGTGGATATTACGAGTTTGTAAACTTGTACAAGAAAGGAAATCCTCATCAAGGAACTGTCACTTTTGGTGATATAAAGCCAACTATAAAAGGAATTGTAAATGCAGAAGGACAGCTATTCGGAGAGATTGCAGATATTGCTTTTGATAGTGCTGATAGTGATGTAAAGGATAGTGACGGAAAATATATTCATAGCTATTTCTATATAAAGTTGCATAAGTTTAATGGTGATTTTGGCTTTGACTTGTTTGCTCATGCTTTGGCTAGTGAACCTGCAAAGATAAACCTCATCAAGAGTAACGGATGCCCTGCATGTTCGTTTGTGATTTACAACAAGCCGAGTGCTGACAATTCAAAGTGTTACAACTGTGTAAGTGTCGATGAAAATGGAAACTTAAAACAAGTTCGCACAGATAAGAATGATTACATATTTGCTAACGCTAGCGATGCTTACGAAGATAAGCTAAACCAAGATTCAACTCAGAAAGAGTTATGGATTGCAGTTCAGAAGGACACATCAACACTAGGTATCGTAATGCCAAACGCGAGTGCTGGCTTTAAACCGCAAAAGGGAGATTTGTTTGTCATCACAGGCATCAAACCACCAAAGGTTCTTGTAACTGCAGCAGAGAAACGACTTGATGATGCTCTTATTAAGCACATGAGCGAAAACAATACAGACCAGTTCAACTACTCTGTTAAGTTTTCTCGCGTATTCTTACAAGAGAATACCGACTTTGCAAGTAAGCTAAACGAGAATGCAAAGCTGTCAATACAAATACAGGGCGATTCGGATAGCGATGGAAATCTTATTAGTCACGAAGTTTTCGTCAGCAACTACTCTGTAAAGGTTGATAACGATGAGCTGGCAGAAGTTGAGATTGAGTTTGTTAATTCGTTGGAAGTTACAAAGAGTGATACGAAGCAGATTATTGATGCAGTAAAAGGAGAAACTGTTAAATCTCTATCTAGCATGGTTGGTGGTAGTAATATCAATAGCTTTAATGCTAGTATAACCGATAAAATGTATCTCTCTAAACTGAAAGATGACACCGCAAAAGGAACTATCACTTGGGAAAAGGTGCAGAAGTTCTTGCAAGGATTGCTTGTCGGTGGAGGCTCGTGGACTCCCGATACAGAAGGTCGTTCGCACCTTATCACAGATTACTTGGAGGTAAGAATGAAGGCTATCTTCGAGGAGCTGGTCATCAATAAAACATCCACCATTGGCGGTAAGGAGATAATCTCTCCTGCTGG